TGGCCAAGCCAAGCGTCTTGCCGGCGGAAACTGCGGCCCTAAGGGTTCGGGAGTTGGTTGTCTTGTGCCCTGTTTTCAAGGAAATTGTGCCAAATATAGACAAATGGCTGGCCACGACCCGGTTTGTCGCGGAGGCCCGGGCGATTTTAGCGCTGAAGGGTGTAGAGGTTTAAAATTAAATAGACTCCCGCAAGGTAGAATCGCTTCTTCTTGTCAAAATCCAATAATGGGGAGATTTTCCCGACGCAGATCCAAGCCAAGATTTATCATATTTCATACTGGTGCTTATCCAACAATAAATAAAACAATTTGTACTTTAGCCAAGAAAGGATTGAGCACTCATTATGAGATTGCTAGAGATGGCACAATATATGAATATTTTGATGCCGGCATATATCACACTGCACACGCCGGCAAGTGGAATAAATTATCGATCGGTGTTGATCTTAATCAGCCAACTGCTAGTAGAAAAGGTGGAGCACGATTTGTACAAACACCAACATCTGCACAAATTAGGGCTTCACGAATATTAGTGGCTTATTTGTGCAACAAGTATAAAATACCAAATGTTGGCGTTCCAACAATACAGAAAAGTACGCCAACGAAAAAAAGATTAATGTTCAGAGATGTTAACCATTTGTTATCTTCTGGTGTAGGTGTCGTCGGGCACTTAAACTTAAGTGGTAACCGCGCGGACCCAGGAAGCCTTTTTATAATGGAAAAAGTTGCTAAAAAGGTAATATATAAGATATAAATAACATATTCTAGGAGAATGGATAGTGTTAAAAAAAGCAATTGACAGAAGCGCTATGACCAGCGAATTAAAGCAAAGTCTTAACGAGCAGCCAACAGTATTAGCTGCAGATCGAGTCGGGATTCAAGGAGATCCAATGATCCAGCCACTTCCCGAATACAACAGGGGAGATAAAGACAGCATAATTGATGGTCACAATGGTGGTCAAATTGTAATGACCAGTGATCGACCAGGCGAAAAAGGCAGTGGCTACGGAAATGAAACTGGTGCAGCAACAATTGACATTGTCACAGGTAGAGCTTCGCGCGATGTTAAGGTTGGGGTGATACAGAAAAAAAGTTTACGATTTGAAAACTTATCGATAGATCCAAATTTAGCAGCCGATGCATCAAGGATCTATATAAGCCAAAAAACAGACGTAGACGAGAACTTTGCCCTTGCGAAAGGCACAGTAGGTAACTCAAAGGCTAAAGCTGCAATTATGCTAAAGTCAGATGCAATTCGTATTGTGGCAAGAGAGGGTATAAAACTTATAACAAAAACAGACGCGCTTAATTCGGCCGGCGCCCCAATTCGCTCTGTACCTTCAATTGATATTCTTGCAGGAAATATTGATGAAACTAGAGAACCAGCTGTTAAGGGAAAGACCTTAAGAGTTGGTTTAGAGACAGTAATGAAAAGGATAGATGAACTTAATTCAGTGTTGGATAAGTTTATGCAGTATCAAGTTGAATTTAATACGGCGATTCAATCGCACGATCACCCAGATTTTTTTGCTATGTTTCTCAATGGCTTAAATGGAGGCAAGTGCCCATTGAGTCCGGAGCTATTAGTGGCCGGCATTAAGGCCTCGGCCGGCCATCAAATTTCTAAGCATGACGGCGCAATGAATAAAATGAAATTAGCAGCTTCCAATAAAAACATTTCAAAGGTTTTTGGTGCAATGGAGGCTAGCAGTACAAGAGTTAATATTAATTAAAAAGGTTGTATTATGGCTAAGGAATTATCAGTTGAAACTGCTGCCATTGGACGATGGTACGTTGGGAAAGAGTTCGAAAAACTAACCAATAAAAAAGCACTGGCTAGTCTAGGAACTTCAAAAGCAGACAAGGATCAGTATACAGTATTCAACACGTCACAAGACACAAAAGCACCTTATTTGGCTTTACGAACCAAGCCAACGAGCGGAAAATCAGCCAAAACTATCGCACAAATGGCTGATGGAACTATAGTCCAAAAGCTTAAGGGAAAAAATACCAAAAAAGGCTCTTGGATAAAAGTAAAGATGCTGCTAGGAGTAGAAGTCGACGTCGAAGGTTGGTGTAATGCTTTTTGGCTTAAGCCTGGCGATGCAGATGGTTATTCGACCAAGCCAACTCATGAGGTATTTAACACGTCAAAAGACACAAAAGCACCTTATTTGGCTTTACGCACATTCCCAACTTCTGGCGCCGGCTCAAAAACTGCACCGGCCAAGACTATAGCCAAAATGCCTGATGGGACAAAAGTCTTCAGATTTGAAGGACCGGGCTCCAAAAAAGGAAAATGGGTAAAAATACAAATATTATCATCTCCGGAGGTTGATCAAATTGGCCTGGCTGGATGGGCGCATAGTAAATGGTTAAAATCTATATCAGGCGACAAAGCTATAATTAGCGGAGATATATACAAAATAATAGTCCGAAATGTAGACAAAACAGATAAGAAAATCACCAAAGAATCTTTGAAAGCTTTAGAGTCTTCAATAGAAGAAGAAGCTATACATATAATTTTATCAAATGTTAGCAAGTTAAATAAGAAAAAGATTGATGAAAATCCTCTAGGAATCAAAGAGGCGCTTAAGCCTAGCATTGATATAACTAGCGAATATGATATTTCAACTAGTAATCCAACGCAAATCAGTCATTTAGTGATATTTAAATACGGCGAAAAAGAAAAGAAGCTGATTAAAGAAGCAGAGAACTTTGTACCACCAGAAAAGATAACACCAGTCACAAAAGAATACAGACTTTTTGAACACATCGATAATGTTAAAAAATTAGAAACTATTGTCTCACAGGTTGTCGAAAAAATAAGAAATTCAGAGCGCGAGAAGGGTCCATATGCTTTTGATTTTAGAGCCATAGTGAGCAATGCTAAAGTTTATTCACAATATATAGAGTCTTTAGAGGACCCTTTTCAAAATGCTGTAGATCAAGGCGTTAAAGAATTTGATTTAAGTAATCCAACGTTAAAAGGGTCTTATAAGAAATATGTTAGCGATTATGACGGCGGCGACATATCAGATGACTTTGAAATATATATTAAATATAGTTTTTCAGTTCCAGAGACTAGAAAACCAGAAATTGAATTACTTGAAGTTCGCTATAATGAGCCTTCTGAAGAAAACAAAATTAAAACTTCAATAAAAGATGGCGCCACACATCAAGTGGCCAATACATCAAAAGATACAAAAGCACCTTATTTAGCTTTACGTACAAAACCATCTGGCGCGACCGGCGCCGCAGCAAAGAAGAAGAATGTCAAAACAGTTGCTAAAATGCCTGATGGAACAAGAATAAAGCAATTAAAAAGCAAAAAAGGAAAGCCAATTAGCAAAGGAAACTGGATTAAGGCACAAATAGTGGACCTTAACAGCAACGACAAGGGCCTAGAAGGCTGGGCAAGCCAGGGTGGAAATTTTTTAACAAAAGTAGAATCTTCAGAAGTAGAATTGTGGAGACCTTGGAAAGATCCTTCACTGGTGGTATTGGGTTTGGATATCAAGAAACACCTTGATCCTTATTTTGTTAATTTAATTTTCAACATTCAGGATATTATGTCAATTGACCCTAATTCAATTACAGAAACGATAGCGGAAGAATTTGTAGAAAAGTATTTTATTAAGCCATCTCTAACAAGATTTGAAGCCCCTGAAGAAGCAAAGCGAGTTTACAATAGCGGTAAAATAAATTACAAAAACGAAACTGATCTAGAAAGAGAAACTTTAAGTGATGAGATAAAAAACAAGATACACAAAAGACTATTACTCAAGTATAACAATGTAGCTGATCAAGCCTTTTTATCTATGCTTAAGGATGTTGCATCAATTAAAACGCTGGAAGATATCTATGAAAAGGTTTTAAATGCCATTCCAACAACGGAACTTATCAAGATGGTGGCAGAATGCTTGATGAAGGCTATTCCACTGCCTGATATTAAGCGTATGATATGTGATAGCGTATTTAGTGTTTTATCGCAAGATGATTTAAACAAACTGCTGAGCTATTTAGGCACTTCTAATTCTGAAGTAGCACAGAAAATTAAAACAAAAATTGATCAATTGATAATAGAAAAGGGAGGTTTCAATGATCAAATTGGCTCTCTAATATCAGAGTCTATAACAAATCTTGAAGAAAAAGATGTTTTATGTGCAGCTGTATTAGCTGCGATTCCAGCAGCTATAGCTCTCTTGGCAACTATGACTGATCAAGATTTGGAAAAGCTTGGCAGAGACTTGTTGACTAATAAGATACTAAACCCTGCGCAGGACTTTTTAATTACATTACAAAAAAGGATCGATCAATATTCAATAACTGGTATTACTGACGGCTGGAAGACTTTAATAGAACAGTTGATTGATAGCTTTATAGAAGAATTCATCGTTAAAACAACACAGCAAATATTGCAAGAATTGGCTTATTTATGTGAAGGTTCATCAAAATCAGATTTATCCGGAATGGGAAAAGCAAGTGATTTGCCACAATCCATTAATGGTTTTCCACCGACTTTCCCATACCAGCCATTTGACTTAACGGAAGCTATTGATGCGACTGATAATGATGAAGCATATAATGACATAATCGATGCATTATTGGATGAAGATATATCTCCCGAACTCATTAAAGAGTTTCTAGATGACTTAACATCACTGTTAACGGTGTCCGAGATATGTACCTTGTTGAATGAAGATTCTAATAGTATCAACAGGGATTATATTCTTAATAAAGTTTGGTCATTTTTATCAAGTGAAGAAAAATATAAAGTTTTAGTTTCGAAACTTGGAAATATCTCTCAATTGAGGCAGTTGTTTTATTTACTGTCTTTACGGCTTGATCTGGATTACTGCGTGCAGCAAACTAGAGCACTAGACGCAACAAAAAAAGTGTTAGCAGATATCTGTGGGCCTATTTCCAATGATGATTATATTGATCGTTTAAATGACAAGGCCGCTCAAGAAGTTATTGATGATTTGTTAAACAAAGAAGATGCCATAGCGTCAGGACTATTGGACAACTTGTTGAATTTTACAGATCCGTCTAGAATAACTGCTCAATTACCTCCTTTATTTTGTGGACCAGAAACGCAAGTTAATTCGAAGCCTCCTTTGTTCCTCTCACATCAACACGACAGTGAGAAATATTTAGCAGAAAAAATTATAAAACAAACTTTAAGCGGTATAGAAAAGCAATTTGAGCAAGATATATCATTTTTTAAAGGTATATTTCTTGCGCCTACAAATGAATTGACCAAAGTCATTGGAGATGCGAATAGTTTTAAAAATGCAATGGCTTCGATTTATTCGTTAGCTGAATTAGTTAAAGGCATTAGTCCTCCAGAAAATCCTGAAGCATTTTACAACACACTCACTGAAAAGGGCACATTTATTGCCCAATCAGTATATGACTTGCTTGTAAGTGCAGCAAATACAATAACAGTGTCTGGTCAAACAAATGAAGATTTTTTGAGAATTTTCGCGCAGCCTTCAATCACTGATGATACTCAATTATCGCTTAATTTTAATTACGGGGATGATGTACAGGTAACGTCTGGTCAAATAGAAGTAGAACCAAAGACGTCAAAGATGATTGTCAACATTGTTGATGAAGAGCTTGATAGTGATTTGAGCGATGATCCATATAACAATTTTGCCAATAATGTTATTAATTCCTTTGGTTCCGGTGAATATGATCAAGAAATAAAAAGTACCGTAGTTGATGGTTTAGAATTTTATGGCTTTTTGTTGAAAACTATCATTATAGAGCACGCGGAATATATAACCCAGCAAGATTTATTTAAGCGAGCCAATTTTGACAAACTACAGCTGAATAAAGAAATTTGCACCAAATCCATATTATTTGGTGATGATATTTTAGAGAAAACACAAGAATACACTGATATGTTGGAATGTAAAAAAGACTTCACTAGTGTTCCTTTGGTCTTTGAGATAGTGCAAATTAATATGTATGTTCAAATTCTTATAAGGCTCGTTCTTATAGAAGAAATGCTAAAGAGTATATTTGTCTTCGCAACATTTAACATCGATTCTTTGCTCCCAGAAAATAATATTGAATCGTTCTATTATAGATATTTATCTTCTCAAGTTGACAAGCGATTGTATGGCTTTTCTGAATTTGAGACAGTAAATTACAACATCAGCCAAGTAATAGCTAAATATTCTACACAGGTATATGCCGCCACGCAGAATTTAGACATTAAAGCAGATATTTCACAAGATGAAGAAATGTTTATGAAAACCAAAGAATGGCTTTTTGCCGAAGCCTTTTTAGCCGTTAGAAACGAATTTGCTGAAAAGCTAAAAGAATCAAATTTATTCACACCAGCCACATCCGATGCGGTTTTGGAAGAAGAATTTATTGCTGATGGGGATGCTCCATCATTTGAAGTGTTAACAAACATAATTTCTCCGAAGCGCTATAATCCTCCAACTATTAAAGACTTGGATTATAAAAATAAAAAGATAATTGTAGGAAAAGGTACTTATTCGTCAGATCAGAGATTGGTTAATGGTGGTTTTTTTGTTGAAACTGGTTATAAGATTGTGCCTAAATTATCATATGATGCAAGTCCGCTTGTTAATGAGGAATTCCCGGGATTATTGTTGACGATTGCGGACGTTGTAGCTTTAGCACCTGCAAAAAACCATCCTTATAGACAATTGTTTAATATTTTTAATTTAAACGCATTAACCAAAGATGTTGAAAATTTGTATTTTAATGTAACAAAAAAATCAGTTAAAGAGAAACTGGTAGACACAGAAGATGTACAATATTTTAATAATATCGGGAATATAAGCTCCGATTCGTATGGAATAGCTTTTCCAACTAGTCCTTTAAATGCGGATTATCTATTGGAACAGCACACACAGCTGCAAAAACAAACAGCGCTGAACGTGGGCTTCCCGGAAGATCTTTTAGGTCAGTTAGAAGTGGCTTTGAGCGAAAACAAGGTTTTCAAACAATATACCGATTATTATAGCCTAAATCTTCTTTTAAGAGTTGATGATCCTGCAGGCATAATGTTTGAAAAATATAACCAGCTGGTCAATAAAATTGTAGAATTGGAACTTGGTGATTTACCGCTTCTTAATGAATTTGTGTCTTTTCACGATTCAATATTGGATAAAAAATATTTTATTCAAGAAGAAGATGGTCCACTGTATTTTAAATTGCCAATATTGGTTTATTATCCGTTTGAAGAAAATAATTCCGGTCTTTCTGATTTAGGCAAGATAAACGTCCTAGCATCTGAATTTTCAGATGCCGTGGATGATGAAGTTAGTCAAAGCTTAAAAGAAGACATTGCAACACAAGTATTGTTCAAAGATTTGATTAAGGTTATAAACTATAAAGATATTTTGTCTTATCTGTCGATGATTATAACTGAAACTTTAGAACAGCAATACCCCAAATTAAGCACTGTTTTTGACAAGTCTTTTTTGACTACTTTAAGTGCATTAACTCCGCTTTTAGCGAATGCTGAAAGAGATATTAACCCAAATTATTATCAAGAAGATGCCACTTCTCAAATAGATGCTAGTGATCCAAGCGCAGATTGGCTGCCTTTAATAATGAAAGAGTTTTTAAAAACCATAGCCAATATGGTTGACCCCACTTGGAAAACGCCTTGGTTCGCACCAGGCCCATTTACACCTTTTGGCATAGCAGCAAAAGTATTAGATGGCGAAATGGGAGAAAATGATCCCGCCAATACTGCTGGCCCTGCATTGATAAAAACAACTTCTTTAGAAGATGCCGATTGTTTAGACTCTGATAAAAAAGAATAAAAAACTACTTATTGAGAGAGGTTGATATATGGCAATCGGTTATGATGCAGAATTACCTTTAAAGTATAATTCGGTCGACGGTTTTTACGCATTAAGCAAGACAATAAAAGACAACATTCAGCAAAACATTCGAATGCTGATGCTAACTACACCAGGTGAAAGAATGATGCTACCAGGATATGGTGTTGGTCTTCGAAATTATTTATTTGAAATCGCCCCGGAAAGACAAATATTTGACAAAATCAAAGAACAGCTTGATTTGTTTTTGCCTGAAATTCGTGTAGTATCTTTGAATATAAAAAAAGGTCAAAATTTAATGTCAAGTACCGGCCAAGATAATTCATTATTCATTCGTATGGAATATTTAATACCAGATACAGATTTGCTTCAAACATTTCAACTGCTAGAAACAAGTATAATGTAAATTTAAGAGGATGAGAGATGTCCAACAAAAAACCAGCAATTGATTACACAAGTAGAGACTTTACTAGTCTTAAGTTAGATTTAGTAAATTATGCAAGAAGATATTATCCAGACCAGTTTAGAGATTTTACTGCTAATTCATTTGGATCATTAATGTTAGACACCGTATCGTATGTTGGCGACATTCTCTCTTTCTACCTAGACTATCAGACAAACGAATCATTTTTGTCTACTGCAATAGACTACAACAATATTCTTAAGCTGGCTAGACAGTTTGGGTATAAACCACGCTTATCACCATCTTCATATGGAGTATTGACTTTTTTCTTACTAATACCGTCAACTAATGGGACGCCAGATTATGATTACGCGCCGATCTTGAAAAGAGGTAGTGTTTTTAGAACTGGGACTGGAAATTTATTTACATTACTTGAAGATATTAATTTTGCTGATGTAACCAAGACTGAAACAGTGGTTGGAGACGTTGATTCTGCCACCGGTGTTCCTACAAGCTTTGCAGTTAGAGCCAGAGGCCAAGCTGTATCTGGAGAATTAAATACAATTACTATAGAGGTTGGAGAGTATGAAAAATTCAGAAGGTTACCCATTTCAGATAGTAACATTACAGAAATTGTCTCTGTTGTAGACTCTGAAGGAAATGTGTATACCGAGGTGGATTATTTGACACAAAATACAATATACGTTCCGATAATAAATCGAAACGAAGATAGAACCACTGTTGCAAACATTCTAAAGCCAATATCAGTACCTAGAAGATTTGTAGTGGAGAAAGAACAAGATCAGGTAATTTTGCAGTTTGGGTTTGGTACAAATGAAGATGAGGAAAGAATAATAAATCCAAGTAACGTGATTATAGAACAACACGGCAAGCAATACATCTCCGATGACTCTTTCGATCCGGCTGCCTTGATCAAGACTGATCGTTTAGGTGTTAGCCCTTCCGATACTGTTTTGGTTATAACATATCGTGTTAATTCTGCGGAAGACACAAATGCTTCAGTTGGTATTATAAATCAAATAGTTGATCCTTTGTTTGAATTTAATTCATCTGCTAACTTACTATCAACATCAATTGCGGACGTTCGGTCTAGTTTGGAAGTTATCAACGAAGAAGCGTTTATAGGAGATGTACCATTTCCCGATTCTCAAGAAATAAAAACTAGAGCTTTTGGGGCATATAGTATGCAAAATCGAATTGTTACAAAACAAGATTTTATGGCAGCTGCTTATGGAATGCCTTCTAAATTTGGTGCAATTAAGAAAGTTAATGTACTACAAGATAGCGATAGCTTTAATCAACGAAATATAAATATGTATGTGCTTTCTGAAGACAGCATTGGCGATCTAACTATTGCCAACAATACCATTAAAAATAATTTAAAAACTTGGCTCTCTAGGTATAAGATGATCAACGATACGATTGATATTTTGGATGCTAATATTATTAATTTGCAAATTGGCTTTAAAGTGGTGTCGTTTCCAGATACTAACAAATTCTCCTCTTTGCAGGTTGCGAAAGACGATTTACAATCCTTTTTTGTTAACAGGAATGGTTATGACATAGGCGAACCGTTTAGTATAACTGACATATATGCCGTGCTCAAAAATTCATTAGCAATACTTGACGTTATAGAGGTCAATGTTGAGGTATTATCTGGCGGTGTTTATTCTGATTCGAATTTTTCTGTGGCTATTAATAAATCTGGCGACGGCCGTAAAATATTTTGCCCAGAAGATTCTTGTTTCGAAATCAAATTTCCTGATTCGGATATTATAGGAACCATAGTATAATGAGCATAAAAAGATATTACGCCACAAAAGATAATACAATTACAAATGCCTATAAAGCTAATCTTACTACGCGCGGCGTAAGCGGAAATATGGGCCAATCTGATATTTTAGAAGTTTTTAGCATTTATGGACAAGTTAGTTCTAGCTCTGGCTTGTCTTCCGAGCTTTCAAGGGTCCTTGTTCAATTTGATACATCACAAATTTCAACAGACAGAACAAATGGTGCGATTCCGGCGTCAGGAAGTGTTAATTTTTATTTAACAATGTATGACGCAGAACACACTCAAACAACTCCAAAAGATTATACATTAGTAGTTTCCGCAATTTCACAGTCTTGGGATGAGGGCCTAGGCCTCGATATGGAAAATTATACAGATGAAGATTCATCAAACTGGTTATCATCTAGTGGCGTCACAAAATGGGTCGATGATAACGGCAACATACTTGAAGGGGGAAGCTACAAAACCGGCTCAAATGCGGCACCATTGGAATACCATTTCACTCAATCATTTGATACTGGATTTGAAAATTTAGAAATCGATGTTAGCCACCTTGTCGAAGATTGGATCAAAGATGTTTCAGGAGGAGGATGGACAAATTATGGTTTCGGCGTCCATCTTACAAGCTCTGATGAAACAGCTACTGATTCATATTATACTAAAATGTTCTTTGCAAGAGGTTCTCAATTTTTCTTTAAAAGACCAGTTATTGAGGCGCGCTGGGATGATAGCAAAAAAGACAATAGAGGTAATTTTCTTTTAAGTTCTTCGTTAGTACCGGCATCTGATAATTTGATGAATCTATATCTTTATAACATCGTGCGTGGAAATTTAACAAATATTCCTGCAGTTGGAACTAGAGATATGCTTGTCAGTATTTACAGTGGAAGTCAAGCCGGTGCCCCAACAGGGGATAAACTATTTTCACCGGTTGGAGGAGGTGTTGTAGCGACTGGTGATGTAAACATTACTGCATCGTGGGTGGAAACTGGTATTTATTCTTGCTCTTTTGCTTACGTCTCTTCTAGTATTACAAAAATATTTGATGTTTGGCACAGTGGCTCTATTGAATATCATACTGGTTCATCTATTTCTGTTGGCACTTTTGACAGCAAAGATTACAATTTTGATCAAAAATATGTCTCAAAAGTTACCAATTTAAGAGCAATATATTCAACTAATGAGACAGCTAGGTTCAGGCTTTATGTAAGACAAAAAGATTGGTCTCCAACTATTTATACAGTAGCGTCGACCGAGATTGAAACTTCAATAATTGAGGATGCTTACTACAAGCTAGCTAGAGTATCTGATAATTTAGAAGTCATTCCTTTTGGCACAGGCTCTTTAAATCATACACGGCTTTCATATGACACTAGTGGCAGTTATTTCGATTTAAAAATGAATTTGCTAGACACAGACGAGATATATGAATTAAGTTTTGCATATGTAATAAACGGTAGCTACGTTGAACAACCCGAAAGATTTAGATTTAGAGTGGAATAATATATGGCTTTAAAAGATTTATTTAAAGAGGCAAAGACACAATATCTAGCCGCTACGTCATTAGATCAATTAACAGGCAATCTTGAATCTGCAGATTATATAAAATTTTATTTAAGAAATAAAGATCGATTTGTCCCGCTTGTTGATTATTCAAAACCAGAAAATTTTGCTCGTTTTGGATCGGCAGAGAAATATTATTATGATAGCATTAACTGGATAGCGGATAATTATCCATATGATGGCTCTAAAAAAGAGCAAATATTATGGGAACTTTCCTCTTCTTACCTAGATCTTTACATTTTTGAAAATGACTATCCTAGAACTACTGGTTATGCCGTTTTTACAACTGCTAGCTTAACTGCAACAGATGTATCTACTGGCAATTGGGGATCATATGGCGCAGCCGGAACAGCTTCATATGAATACGTTTTTGTAAATGGTGGCCCCAATGAAGGTATAGGAAATGCAATTTATCTAGATCCCGATTCAGGTGAGGCTAAATATCGTAAAAATGCAAATATATGGGATACTTCAAAAAATAGAGAATGTAATCTTAAGATAGGCGGAACAGATGGAAATACTGTTGAATTTTGGTTAAAAAAGGCCGCCTTCAATCCAGCAGCTACCAGAAAAGAAGTCATATTTGATATTCACACTACATCTTCAATTTCTTCAAGTGCTGATTATGGTCGCCTCCGAATTGAGATGTCTGGTCACGGTGTGGCGACTAATACGCAGTCTCCATTTTATATCACATATGTATCTGGAACATCTGGTGTAGCCAATTACAGCATAGGTAGCTCCATTACAACAGCATCTGTTGCTGATAACGAATGGCATCACTATGCCTTTCGTATGAAAAATAGTGGCACTGATCTTATTGCTGATTTGTTTATTGATGGCGAACATAATCACCGCATCACTCGATCAGGAGCCGCAATTAATTATGTTAGTGGCACTATAGTTGGCAATATTGCTGCATTAGCTACACATCCTTCAGGCACACACGCCGGCGCCCCAGCTGCCACAAAAGGATGGGGAAAATTATCTGGCTCAATTGACGAATTTAGATACTGGAAGATTTGGAGAAATTCAGAGCAGATACAGACTAGATGGTTTGATCAATACGGCGGTGGTACGAATACCGATGACGCCAATACGGATTTAGGCGTGTATTACAAGTTTAATGAAGGTATCACTCTTACATCTTCTATTGATTCTAGAGTTTTAGACTTTTCTGGTCGAGTAAGTAATGGAACCTGGACTGGCTATAGTTCTGAATATTCACGAAATACTGGTTCTGCTATTAATAGCGCAAACATTACTTTAACTAACTTTACAGGTAGTGAATTTAGAGATCCCATTGTATATAAACAGCATCCAGCTTTTCGAAATCTAGTGAGTTCAAAGCGCCGTGTAGGAAAAGAATATGATTTCACAAATTCATCCAATATATATTATAGCTTACCAGCTTGGATAATCGAAGACCACGATGCAAATAATCCTGATAATGATGGTATTATTGATAATTCACTGTGGAATTTAACGCAAATAATAAGTAGTTATTTTGATGTTGCCGCATCACAAATACAATCTCTGCCTTCATTAGCTCAACCTAATTATCCAAGTGCATCGATGAAACCAGTTCCGTTTATTGATAGAATATTAGAATCCAAGGGCTTTATAAGCCCGGAGATATTTTCAGCTATTGATGCTCTAGAGTCTTTTGAAAATAGAGACAACAACTCTCTTTATAGTCAAAAGATATATGACATCAAGAACACTATTTATCGAAATATATATAACAACTTAACATACATCAACAAATCAAAGGGAACGGAAAAGTCTTTTAGAAACCTCGTTAGATGCTTTGGCATTGATGATGAGATTTATAAGTTTAATATGTATGGCAATAATGTTGAATACATATTGAGAGATAATTTTAGAACAATATCTGAAAGATATAGGCTCATTAATTTTAATGACACATTCAACAGCGATGCTGTTGTATATCAGTATTCTAGTAGTGCAAATCCCAATTCTACAACTTTTATTTCCGCTAGTAATGTATACGACTCAACACAAGAAGGTGCAGGCTTGCCTTTCACTGTTGAAGCAAATATCATCTTTCCAAACAGAGTTGATCAAGGGGATTATCATTCTTTAAGGAAAGACGACACAGCTGTTCGAAATCAATATCCACTGCTGCTGACTTCAAGCTTGTTTGGTATGCATACGGCTATCGATACTGACCCAGCTGAAACCACTTGGAATCCTAATGATTACGCTAATTTTATAGTGAGAGCGGTAAAAACAGAAACGTTTACAAATAAGGCATATTTTGTACTTACAGGCTCTGCCGGCGGCTTTATGCCCGAACTATCCTCTTCTGTCTTTGACGAAGTTTATAGCGATAAAAATTGGCAATTTATGGTATCTTTATACCCATCTGCATATCCGAATGCGAATGAAGTTAGTGGTACAGCTGATAAAGACTATACAGTGCAGTTTTCCGGTATACATAGCATCACAGACACAACAATAAATGAATTCACAGTTACTGGAACTATGACATCTACACAAGCAGCTCAATTTCTAGCTAGTCCGAAAAGATTATTTGTAGGCGCTCATCGCACCAACTTCACTGGATCCTTAATAACCAGAAGCGATGTCAAGTTTAATACTTTACGTGTTTGGCAAAATAAATTAAGTATTGATGATCTTCGAATGCATTCTCGGAATCCAAAGAATTATGGATTCTCTGATCCTGAACAGAATGCATATTTGTTCAATACTTCTATAAACAAGGTTTATGTCCCAAATAAAGAGACTCTTCTACTTCATTGGAATTTCGATAATGTAACTGGTTCCGATGCTAGCGGCGAATTTATAGTTGAAGATTTAACTTCTGGATCAGTTAGTCAAATTAATAGGTATGGATGGTTAGGTAATCTCGCCAAACAGCAATATATTGGAAAGGCATTTGAATTCAGCACCAGCAGTGCTGATGTTGTGGTTATTGATGAAATAGTCACTGCAAGGCCAAATTTACCGGAGGTAATGAGTAGTGATGACACTATCACTGTAATGCAGAATGACGATGTATACTTTACCAGAGAGAAAAGGCCAATATTTTTCGATCTTTATGTAGAAAAAAGCGCTTATCAAAATATTTCTGAAGAAATGATGAAATTTATAGCCACCATAGTTGACTTTAACCAACTAATTGGTCAACCGGTTGATAGATATCGTGACGAATATAAAGCGCTAGCACAATTAAGACAACTATTCTTTCAAAGAGTCACAAATCCACCAGATATCGATAAATACATAGAATATTTTAAATGGTTTGATGTTGCCATCTCCGCAATGATACAGCAAATAGCTCCAATGTCTTCTGGACTTTCCGAAAGACCGTTGAGAAATATAATTGAGTCTCACATACTAGAGCGAAATAAATATCGGAGCAAATTCCCATCATATGAATTCAAACAAAGCGATCCAGAAGGGTCTTTGCTTGGTGTTAATGAAATGCTTTATGAGTGGGATTCTGGACACGCACCGTTAAATGAAAGTCAAAATACAAATTGCAACTGGTGGAAAGACCGAGCTGATCGATCTGGAGTAGGCATTACTTCTGGTGATACCGGAGTAGATTCAGATAGAAATACAATATTGACAGTTTTAAATAACCAAAACAACGCATCGGCTCCAAATTTAAGCGGATCAACTGGTACTTATTCTGGCTCTGTTTTTGCTATTAGAAGATTTGCCAGGCCTTATAAGATCAGAGCTGCTGAAGCGCGCGGCTATGGCGGTGGTGTAAACTTTTCTAAAAATAAAAATCTAGATTATATTGACCCAATAGTAAAAATATTTGATACAAATACGGCAGTCACAAGAACAAACGAATTACGATTTAATAAGTCAGACTTTTTCTCATCCTCTTGCGAAGACGATAGTGCATTAAACGATAAGCCTCCTGTTGATTTCTGGGTAAGAGATTCTGGCCCAGATGCTAATCCAATTGGAACCGGTGAGCAATATGCACCATTTAATATTGTTAGTTCCTCTGCGCAAGACACTTTGTTTACAAATGTCAATGTTGTCAACTTACATAATGATACATATGGACCAAACAAAGAAGTTCCAATGCAAGGTCCGTTTACTGAAAAGTTTGTTGGAGGTAAACAATATCGCCATATTTGGACCAATTTTGATGCATCTGATACTAAACAAAATAGACCAGAAGGTTGGCGATATGAGGATGGTGCTGCTACTGCGTATATCATTCCTGCTGCCCAAACAGCTCCACAAGTTTTCGATGCAGACTTGCCTCGTGCTGTTTATTATCGCGACGAAGTAGCTAAAAGACCTGTAAATATCAAAAACCTTCTACAAGGAACTGGTTCAACAGAGGAAGGATTATACACAGTTCTTGGTAACTATTCGAAAGGCTATGAAATAGTAATGACCAATGGTCGTTCCATCAACAATAGATATCTTGCAGAGTCTGATGGTGAACTTCCAACAACTAGTACTGATAATTTTTATATTTCCGGAGCAGTTGATTATACCCTTCCCAGGAGAGACCTAACTGGTAGTAATTCTTTTATTATTGTTAATCGCTTTGCCGCTCCTGGCGGCCCAGCAACAATGGGCGAAGGAATGCTCGATGTTGAAGCTGCAGAATATAGTGTCTATAATGCTTTGCCATTTAGAAATTTAGAAGTTATTCAACCACTAAACGAATTATATTCTGATCATAGCAAACAATTTGGATATTTCAGCGATGCATTCAATTCTGCTAGTTATGTCAGAGCTGGGCTAGCCTATCCCGGGACTAGTGGCTCTGTAACTGAAGATAATTATGACGGTAATCCGCCTTCTGCTTCTTTCCACAAGGTCAACAGAAACACAAGAAAACAAATTAAATATGGGAATGAATATGCTGGCGATCTTGCCACTATTATCACTGCATCTGTATATGATAATTGGTTTGTGCAACATCAAATTCCACAAACGGATGTTCGATATGCTTGGATTACATCTAGCTTGATCGATAACTATTCTGGCCCCGGTCTTTATTGGTTCGAACAGCCAGACTTCAGCAATGCCAGTTTAGCTTCTACTGATCTTACATTCTTGAGTGCTAGCGATTCTGGAAGCGGTGATTTTAAAGTTGATTTTGCTGGGTTAAACACTCTTGTTGTTGATAATGTGTTGTCTGCTTCAAATTTGCTATCTAGTTCAAATTACTTCAATAATTCATTCTCTACTTTAAACAGCCTAATGGAGACGAATGCGCTAGTATTACACAGAAATGGGCCATATGGATCTGCGAATTGGAAGCTTTATAAGAAAGATAATCACCCAATTGTGAGAGCACATAGAAGCGAAAATAGATTAAGTTACATAAAACCGCTCACAGTAAAGAACACTGTAAACAACTTTACATTACAAACTAGAGAAATTGCTTCCGTATTTGAGCCCCCAATAACCAGTAAATATAAGCCATTGGTTCACGATTTGCTAGCAAAGCAAAGTCAAATAATGCCATTGCCAAATGCTGATGGGACATTTCCGAAGACGAAAACACAAAAAACAGTAATTAACCATTCATATGGAAATAATGTTAACTTTTTCACAGACCATTCAGAGGATGAGATTGATTTAGATTCATTATTACTCGGCAAAGAAAATAAAGATATTCCACAACAAACAGTGGATATAATAAACTACTACATCAATTCGCCTCAAATACCAGAATTTCAGAATCCAATTGCGCAATTCAATTCATTAATGATATCAGAGACTATATTCCCGAAAGGGCAATATACTTATCTCTCTAAAATTAGGCAACGTGAAAACTATGTTAATGGGTTTTGGAGAGATAGTCGCACAATTAGAGCCTCGCGAGGCGAAGAAAACCTTGTTCCATTTCTGGACTTAACCGTTGTTGAAAATCCTGCTGAATTAAGTGATTATGGTTTAAATATTACTGCTAGCATTTGGGATTTAGATGCCCGTTTGAATTATGCGACAGCTTCACCGGGTCGAATTAAATCTGGAACCTTGGAAGGGTCGATATCGAGTGGTGAATTGATGCCAATAATTTCTGGTACTTCTGATCAAGCTGGTTTGTTGCAAAACTCTTTATACCCCTACAGCCCATATTTATATATCACTGGAGCCTCTGCCCCAGTAAATACAGGTGAGAAATTCGCATTTTATTCGATATTGGTTCCTCAATACAACAGAAGAGTTGCTAGTGTTATACCGTCAGACACTACTCACGAATATAAATCTGGAGACACTAAATGGGAAGCAGGGGAACAAGCTAGCCTATCGCCATTTTATGATACATATTCTGATTATGTCGATGACATAAAAAGAACTGGGAAAGGCCATGGCCTGATGCCTGAATTTAGAATGTCAGAACATATGGACTTCTATCTTAATCAAGCCTCTGGAGATTTCTTGGTGGACAACACCGCTTCATTCAGTATAACAGGTTCAATTGTCTCTTCTAGTGCGAACAATGATTTTTATAAAACCTATTCGAATACTGATTTTCTAGAAACTTTCAGTGTCATAAATGATGATTATAATGAAACAGCCGATGCTACTAAAATTACGCTTTCTGTGGATGCACTTATAAAATTCTTACCTTATGATGGATTTTATCCTTCAGAGAGAACAACTCAATTATCAAAGATGTTTTTTGAAAGCTATCAGAATAATTTTGCGATCACAGGAAACATTTTTAATCGTAGCGGAGAGGGTTTGGAAATTGGAGCTGACTTAAACAATGCGCAAGCAGGATTTATTGGTCCAATTTGGAAATCACTATTTGCGCCTGGAATTCTTTATAATAGCGTTAAATCAGGAATGGCGGTTGATTATCCGGTACATACAACCAATAACCCCACTTTACCCTTGAGAATTAGCGGCTCTCCTAATCAAAGAAACAGCTTGGGATATCTAGAAGATATTCCTAGAATTGCTACTGATTTTGATTATAGAATTCCGTTTGAAGCACTGTTAGATCCAGAAGGAGAAATAGGCCCAGCTGGTCAAATAATAGACAACGAACCTCATCCTTCATCAAGTTTAAATTTAACTGCTTCTTTAGCCGGCACAGGCAAGAATAATTACAAATTGGCAATGAATAACTTCCTAGCATCAACAATTGACTTTTTCAAAGCCGATGGTAAACTTACTACCTTATCTTCGCTACCAGATAATGATCCGAATTTTGGAAATTTTGATTTAAATAAAGAATATAGAATGAGAATTGTTTGTTCGCACGCAAAATTCAAGAGACAATCAGATATAACAAAATACTTTTCTACTCTTAATTCTAAAACAACTGCTTCCTTTATTTGGAATCCGCAAAGCTTGGTGATGTATGCCAGAACAGGAAGTGATCCAACAGCTAGAGCTGATTATTATGGCTCTTCTTTTGGGCCGCCAATATGGAATGGCACATTGTTACAAAATAGCGATTATGGCCTGAACAATGGTTTGTTATATGGTAGCGCATCTTATGAACCATATACTCCTTCTTATTATGACGGATATAGTCACATTGAATTAATTTACAGGCCAGAAGTAGAAGGCGAGTCGTTGCCTTCAATAGTATCTCAATTATCACAAAGTTTTGTCAGATACAAGACAGGATTCCATCAAGGGACAATATCCGGATCTGCAGAAAAATCTGCGATGAACTTGAGTGCTAGTTTAAATTATCTTCAATTGGCTACCGAGCCAAATGTAATATTTGATCAACTAGGAAACCCAATTCAAATTGGCGGTGATTCTGTTGGAGCAGGAACTAAATTGGTAATTCAGCCAAAATGGGAATCACCGGTGTTGAACTTTAAAGACGTAACTGTAACACTGCCCTCAATTGGCTCTGGTTCTGTGGCGCGCGGTATGTGGCATCAATATGGTTCCATCCCAGTTGGCCAAGAAGGTCTAGTGTTACAAATACAAGATCTAGATAGCTCTGAACTTTCAAATCCAAAACTTACTGGGTCGCTAGCGGATGTAATGGGATTCAAAAAGACCCCGGTTAAGATCGGCACAATTGCTGAAAGTAAGACAATATCTGAAGCTGTTGTGGCTATACCTTATTACTTTAGTCCGACTGGAATTCAAAGCAAGTTTTTAATTGAAAGGGATACTGTCGATATGGCTATTGAAATAGTGGATAGCGGCGGCATTTCGCCTGCATTTAAAGAGATTATAACTGCCTTCCCTGAAAGAAAGCCGACCGAAGAAGTAATCGATATGGTTCGGAAAATGAAAAAATTTGTTATACCTCCAAAATTTGACTTTGTCACCAATAAAAACATTAAACCTTTTGCTATGTTTATTTTTGATTTTGAGGTTACATTAAGCCAACAAGATTTGGCTAATATTTGGCAAAATTTGACTCCTAAAGTTGGAACTTCATTCCAAAAAACATCAGTATCTTTACCAGTAGATATTTTTATGCCAAATGAGCAGAAGGGGACTGGTCTTATGGGTGATCGTGTTAATCCGCTTTTCCCCAATGATGTCAGGAATTTACCAGATACTACTCGCTGGATGGTTTTCAAAGCCAAACAGAGAGCAGCTTATAATTATTTTGCAAAGACAGCACAATCTACGGATGATGATCGATATAAATTTAAATTTAATATTGGTGCAGCTGGCGCCGAAAAAGAATCAGTTCCAAACTACAGTTATAATTGGCCATTTGATTTCTTTAGTTTGGTGGAATTGGCTAAAATAGACACCACAGTTGAAATAACTCCACAAAACACAACAGTAAATTCACCACCTGACAAGGCAATTAAGAATGATTATTTTGCGACAGAGGTGTTTGAAGAAGCTTCTGGACAGCCTTCTGCGGTTGCAGCATTTGAAAGTGGACCTTCAGATACTGTTAGCAAAGTAGAGAAAAGCCTAGGCTCCGCCGCCTCACCCTTTCAGCAGACTGCCAGTAAGAGCCAATTTGACTCTTCAGATGCAGCCTTTACTGATCAGGTTAATCAAGAATTGAAAAAATCTGCTCAAGAAGCTGCTCAATTTGAAAAAGAGCAGCAGCAAAAACAGCCAGTGACAAAAGAGGAAGAGTTAGGATTAGGCACTTCATTTGCTGCTGCTGGCCAGCAAAAAAAGAAGAGACCGGGAGCAGGAAAGGGAGTAAAAAAATATCACTCTACGCCAAAGAAAAAAGGAAGATAAATGAGCTATTTAGATCCAAAAGAAAGAGTAATAGATTTACAACTAACTTCTTACGGTAAATATTTATTATCAATAGGAAAGTTAAATCCGGTGTATTATGCATTCTTTGATGATGACGTTTTATATGATGGTCAATATGCAAGCATTTTAGAGTCACAAAGTGATATTGAACCAAGAATTCAAGAAGGCACGCCACGACTGTCAGTGCAAACTGCATATTCAGGCAGGGATTTGGAAATATTTAACAAGAATCCAAACATAATAAACAATTTAATAATTGGCAGTGATATCGAAGATGAAGAAAAACTTAAACAAGGACTTATAAAAATAGCAGACGAACCAGAAGCTGCCGAAATACTACAACAGCCTTTGGGCAAATCAAATCCACAATATGATTTTGCCCCTGCGTGGAGTATTAATTTTCTAAAACAGCCTTTATCTTCATCAACTAATTATTTAAGTATTAGTAGCTCTAGAGGAGAACAATTCCGAAACATACCACAGCTAGAGGCTGATGTTTTATTTGAAATAAAGAAAAATTCAGCCAATGTGGCTTCTTCTGATGTGTCAGATATGGGCTTTTTGTCTGCTGAAACAGAATATATCAGCCAATTGGAGTTTTCGGATGGTTCTAATATAGTAGTAGATAACACTTCTTTCATCGCTTTAAAGATAGAAGAGGACAACACCTTTTTTGAAGATGAGAATTTTGAGGTGGAATTTTTTAGGGTGCTGACTATTAATGGCGAGGAAACATTGATTCCTTTAACATATTTTGATGCAGGAGTCGATGATCCAGAAGAACTAGAAGAGGAATTGGGCGTTCACGGCAACACTCAATGCGTTCAGAGCTATTTAACTGTTCGCATTGATGAAGAAATCGATTTAGATGTTATATGTCCTTTAATAGGCAACGATCAAGTAAAAAACATCTATCAAGATGGTATATTCAAATGCGAGGACAAGGGAGAAGATCTTGATACGCTTGATATATATGAAGATACCGACGACACAGAGGATATATGTGACTAATGATATCAAAACAAAGTTTAACTGAAAATATCATACCAAACATTTATTTAAAAAAAATAATTTTAAATAGCGATTATAAAGATGCAAAAAACAAGAAGACCAGAGAGTATACTGTTTTTGGATCGACCATATCTACGATAAAGCCAACACAGACGCTTTCTGACATTGGAATATCCAATATGCTAATATCGATGAAATTTGTCAAAACGCAAAGCATCGAATCAGAAATGTTACAGCTTTTAAATACGGAATTAAAAGAATATATCAATGTATACATTCATCAAATAACAGATAAAGACGTATATGAAGCATATGCAACTGATTCCAGTCTGGCTGCAACTGAACAATCTCCGTTTGACTCTGAACTAATAAGTACTAAAAAAATTAATTTGACTGAATTAATGGATTTCGGCGCCGACATTCCAATTGGGTCAAAAAGCTTGTTGTTTAAAAACGAGCAAACGTTATCAGACGGTACGCAAATATTGGAATTGGTTCAGAGTTTAAGCTTTAATTTTGATAAAGATGTAGATTTTCTTGGATATGTGATGCTTGTTGTTCTAGAACCTCTTGGTGCCGAAGGAATTGCTGAAAATTTTACTAGCAAAATAACTTCTGATATTATTATTTTAGACGGTCAATTCCAAAATGAAGGACTTATTTTTACAATTGCGCCATACGATCCAAGCGACAAAGAGTTGGCCAAATTTGGCAAACCTGGAGATATTTGGTCTGGCGGTGTTCATTTGTTTGAAGGTCAGTTTATGGCTGGAGATGTGCATAGTGATAAGCCACATCCATTTTTAAATTATGATGTTGTTCCGGTAACAAAATTTGTCGATAATCGAGTAAAAGCAAAAATAGAAAAGAAGATAATAAATTTAACAAAATCTTATGAAAAGGTTTCATCACTAGGGACAGCATACAACAATACTTTTTTGAATTTATTGGATTTTGAGGAATATAAAAATGTTAGCTACATCAGTGATTTATATCTAGCACAAGATTCTAAAGCTAATGTTAACGGACTAGTCTCTGTTGATAAGCATATGCTGTTAAAAAACAAAGGTGCAATGTCTTTCATTTTTGATAATATTCAAAAAGCATTCAAAGACGATCCAGAAAAAAGAGAACAATTGCTCAACATAGTATATGACAGTGCGCGTCTAGAAAGGTTGAATATATACGAAAACAATCTTTTAATGGGCACCATTACTTACAATACGCCAACAGATATTACTGTCTTCAACAACTCGATGACTGAATTTAACAGTACAAAAGATGCTGAATTTGCAAATTTTTCCATTACGATGGAAAATGACATAAAATTAAATGATAATTCTGGCTTACAACATTTCTCTTTTAAAAAAATAAACAAAGGGAAGAGTTCCGTTTCAGGCAAGTTTCATTATAGACTGGAAGTGGAATATCGTGATCCAACAGTTGAATTTGTAAAAAGCGTACTTCCGTCTATTGCAAGCGCCTTGGAGGATATTGAAAAACTTTTAGCAATTGCCAACAAGAAAGAAATAACTAGCACTGGTTTAAAATCTGGATTTAATCCGTATACACAAACTTTAAATGAAAATACGATTAATAAAATCATCAACAAGGCTAGTGGCGATATTAAAATAACATCCGATAACGTATTGAGCAATGTAGCAAAATTAGTAGAAAATGATAGGTTTGTTTCTTACGTTTACAATGAAGACTTGAATTATAAACAAATTGTAAGTGAAATTAAAAAAATGGCTCGGATTACAGTTGCTAGTTTAGAGGAATTTCTACTTTTACAAGATTTGTTAAATAATATAAAATCACAAATTGAAGCCCATTTGGCCTCTTTTGGCTCCAAGCCAACAAAAGATCTTGGCGGAACTGCTGATCAAAATTCATACGCCACAGCTAAAGGTGTGACACCAGGCGAGCATTTTTTCTCTTCTAGGGTACTTACGGAAGAGGCAGAAGCTCATATTATTATAAACAGCTACGGTTATGATTTTTTAGGGTATATGCCAATAATATCTAATGACGATTCTGTTACGGCAATACTAAATAATGATTATAAAAATACTGTTTTGAGTATGTTAAAACAAATAACTACGTCAGATCAACTTTCAGAGGTTGAACTAAATTCAGATTTCCAAGCAAAAGGATTTATTACATCAGAGAATTTAACTAAAGATGGATTTTCTTTTTTAAACATACCAATTGAAATACCGAACAATAATTCTTTAAAAAAATCAATTGTATTGCCTGCGTCAGCTATAGACATTAATGATGATAAAGTTCAAGAAGATGATATCTTCAACGCTATAATCAAATTTAAAACTATGCTTTCTGGAGATGATTCGGATCATAAAAGCTTTGATAAGCATAAAACTAGAATTGATAAACAATTAAGTGAAATATTAGCCTTTAATCATAACGCATCTATTGGCCCAGTTTTTCGAGCCTCCTCTGAAACAACAAAAAAGAATCAAGAATTTGATCTTTTTGGCGATTCTTCTAAAAGAGGCTTTAAAAGCCCTTCGAAAAATCGAGGCACTGTTGAAAAAGCACCTCCAAATAACTTTAATTATAATTTTTTAAAAACAGCGTTATTAAGCAAAGGGCTGATGTCGAATATGGAAGGGTTTATCCCAAATATGAGCAAGCCAACTTTTAAACCATTTGGCGATCTAGGGTTGTTTGCCCTCGCGAAATCCCTTCCAGTTCAGGTGAAATGTTTATCTATTAAAAATAACAATCTTGGCCCATTTAAGGATTTCTTAAAAACAGATCAATTTTACATCAACACTGGTATTATAAATCCTTTATATTTGTGTTATTTTTGGTTTATACATCAAAATATTGTCGGAGTGGAATATTTAGACAATTATGAAGTAATTAATGATAATGTTGTATTAAAGAACGTTGATAATCCATATGAAAAAGGTATGATTATTAACACTAAAACAAGAAATATTAAGCGACCAGTTTGGAAAAAGGTTGATTTGAAAGTTTTAGACTCATTAGCCGGTAATGAAAGATTGATATGCAGACTAGTTAGATTTGAAGATAAAAATTATATTAATACTGACTTACTTAAGAGCCTAGAAATGCCTTTAATTAATAATTTTTTCGTCCTAGAAGGACAGGGCATTCAGACTGGACCAGGCGTGACTTTTGAGGGCATTGGCGCCCTTGAAACCGGCCCCGCTTTCGAAATATAGGGTTTTAAATGGAATTAATAGACGACTATATAACAACCAAATACAACGTCTTGCTGGCAGAATTGAAGCAGAAAAATGACAGTATTAGCGTTTTGGGTTCCGATGTGCTACAAGAAAATGTTGAGAATATAAATAAATCTAACAAAACAGAAGATAATAAAGATAAAAAATAAATTTTATAGTTGGGTGTAAAAAGTGATTATTATTGATAAACAAGAAGAAGTGGTAATACAAAATGTAATTTCAGCCAAGGCACAGCCTGGCGCCAATAATTTTTTAAATTACATTTATCTGTTCAACAATAATTCGGACATAAGGATTAAGTCAGTTTCTAGTGTTCTTGATGATTTCTCTTCAGATATAAATAAATTTTATGATAAAAATGTTAGTATCATTCTTTCACAAAAAGTACTGCAAGAGTTGTCGCCTCACCCAGTGCCAGACGATGGCGAGATTTATTCCGATGCTACTGAAATTCCAAGACAAAACTATATCGGCCAAGCTAACGGTTCTTTATTCGACAAATTTAAGCAATACAATGTCGATCTTGATTCTTCAATTAATTTAAAACCAACTAACGATCCAGGCCAAAGCCCTTATTCGATTCATTTTTTAGATATGTTAGGTGCAAATAGTGCTTATAATTTTATTATAGACAAAAAAGGTTCATATCTTTTCAATTTTCAAACAATTAAGCTAGATTTGAGACAAATTGAACTAGAGCCAATAGCATTTCCCATTGCAAATGCTTATTATACTAATTTATCACAATTAGAAGATCAGAACTACATTTATCAGCAAGAGATGCCTTTTAAGGTTCACTTCGTAGATTCTGCAAACGGATCAAGTTCAGACAACGAAGATAAAATTGAAGAATATATTCAGTCGTTTTTCAATGAATATGGACTTTACAATCCTGTATCTGAATATTCGGCAATAAGAGTTGGTGTTCCATTAAATTTTGAAAACTATAGTTATGGAATCAGTAAAAGCCAAGAGCTGGGAATAAATTTGAAACAGCCAGAGTATAAAAAAATATATAATTATTATGACGAGGAATATGAGACAACAATCACGGAATTAGTTAAGAACCTAAACTTTGCGGACGAAAGAATTTTACCTAGTGTATATGATTTTCTATATGCTGAATCGCAAAAAGATTTAAATCTGTTTTTAAATATTCCAAATTATTCTCAAGAAAATATAAACTTTTCATCGATAGATAATTACCTAAATGCATATGCACAATTTTACTCAAAAGAAGTTCTAGCCAAGCAAGACGTTTTTAATCTCGAAACAGTTGATTTAGAGGCACTTAAATCACTTCTTGCCAATATGATTAATCATGCCGATAAACGTGATAAAGCAGCTCTAGAGAATATTATTAAGGATGTAATTAAAATCACTCCATTATCGAAAGTACTTCCTGTAGATTTAATATCTCCTGAAAATAAAAATAAAATACACTTCTATTTTTCCAAATTAAGCAATAAGATTATTACTATACTAAAAGAACAAGGCTATTGGCATCTTTTTGACTCGATTAAGAGTGCAATATATTTTTCTGAAAAGTCAATGCACATTTTTGATCAAACTCTTGGCAGAGAATCTACTTTTCCGTTTTTGGTGAAGCTTAACATTCCATCTGAAACAATGGGGCCGTTAGCTAAATTATTTAGTAAAAACAACTTTTTAGACGAAATAAATGCCTATACTGCTACAAATTCAACTTATCCAAAAGAAAATAAGGCAACAATTCAAAATTATTGGGGTGCTGGAGTCCTCAATCCAGCACCAGGTAAAGATAGAAAAATAAATCTTTTAAACGATTATGAGTTGTTTAGCTATAAAATCTTTTTAACCCCTAAAGAAAAATCAATTGCTGAACCTGACGTTCCAGAACTACCTACTGCATTAGGCGCTACAGCTGCTGATCCAGAACAACTTATAAGTGAATTTGAGTTAAAAGATTATGATGTTGACGTTCATATGGACAATTTTGATAAAGATTTCAACAACCATACTCTAATATATGGAGAGAATGACGAGAATGAATCTGGAACTAAAAGCCCAATACAGCAGTTGATTAACAAGCTTAAGTCCTCACAAGCTCTAGAAGAATTAAAGAGTTTAGTATTTGCAAAAACTCTTGGCCCCGGTGAAATTAATGATGGACAATTTTGTTATCAAGAAACATTAATGTATGAAATAGCAAAATACAAAGTGTCTGCCAATGGCAGTTTAGATCTTGTTCAAAACATATTTCTGCCAATTAGCGAAACAGAGCCTGGCATTGCTAGAGACTTGTCTTATTTTGATACACAGATTGTTCCATTTCAAAAATATGTTTACAAGATTTTTGTGCATAAAGCGGTAATAGGAAGTAGATATAAGATTTCAAATGTAAAAAAATACGTTTTTGATCAGAATATTAGACTAGAGTACGAAATTGAGCCTTTTATTCAAATGGTGCGAGTGCCATATTATAATGTGGCCCCCCTTAGCTTCGATTATATAGACTATTGGAATTTGAAGTCAAATTTTACTGAAGTAGTAGATGCTCCTCCACTTCCGCCGGATATTAATTTTGTTCCATTTCGCAATGTAAAAGATAGAATATTAATTCTGCTTAATAATACGATTGGGGAGCAAGTAACGCATTTTATACCAATTTTCCCAGAAGAAAAAGCAATGGGAGATGCAATTGCGCTATCTCAAGATGTAAAGCCTGGAAAAGAAATAACATTTAAATCAGACGACTCGCAGGGTACTTTTCAAGTAATAAGATTGAACGAAGAACCATCTGATTATAAAGATTTTGCAGAAGCAAATTTCCAAGATATAATAGAAATATTTTCTAATAGTGAGCAGAAAAATGACTCATTAGTACAAGACATAATGCCCAATAAAGATTATTATTATATAGCTAGATTTATTGACATACACGGCAACATCTCCAATCCTACTGATATTTTTAAAATTCGTATGCATTATGAAACAGGAATTCTCCCGTATTTAACGGTAAACTCTTTGGATATGAGAGAGTTGCAGAAAAAGGCTCATCAGGCCCATTTTCTGCCTTTTGCGAAAGCAAAAAAATATATATTAATAAAACCAAGCAACGAACAATCATTATTATTTGCTGGTAATCCTGATGTTGAGGCGGATAATCCTTTGGGCGGCGCAGGCGTCCCTCCTGAAAGTTTAGAACCAGAAATATTTGATAAATTTAACTATGCTACTTATGATGTCAAACTTGGCTCGAATAAGGTCAAAGATAGTGTTTTTGGGAAAAGATTTAAAATACGAGTTACGTCTAAACAGACAGGTAAAAAAATAGATATCAATATTGATGTTAAACAACCTAATGTCATTATTAATGATTAATGCTACTATTTATAGATAAAGGAGAATTGTAATGGCTTTTTTGGATAATTCTGGTGACATTATTTTAGATGCTGTTTTAACTGATACTGGCCGCGCCAGACTTGCAAAGGGCGACGGTTCCTTTAAGATAGCTAAATTTGCTTTGGGAGATGATGAAATAGATTATACATCTTACAATCCGGATCATTCATCCGGTTCGGCATATTATGATTTGGAAATTCTACAAACTCCTATTTTTGAAGCATTCACAAATAATACTTCTAATATGAAATCAAAATTATTGAGTTTAAGTAATAATAATCTTTTATATCTACCAGTAATTCAACTAAATGATGTTGGAGATCTATACAAGCAAACTGCTGCTGGTAACGAATATGGATCAGGATCTCACGTAGTATTAGTAGACACTTCAACTGTGAATAACGTTACTGATGCGGTCGGGATTATTGACGGAGTGGCTGCTAACAGCGCCGCGCGGCATATCCGCGTAGATCAAGGCCTTAATACGACTGAAATTTCTCCAGATAATATATTAAATCCAGAGCTTAAAGAGACCCAATATATTGTAGAGATTGACTCTAGGTTCGGCAAGCTTTATGATGTAGTTGGAGGAGGCGATCAACCGGCTGCCCCATCTTTTATAGATGATGATTTAATCGCTTCTTATTATTTTACACAAAATGTTGGCAGCTATGTTGCTGATTCTGAAGCGGGAAATTCAGCTCTGGAATCCGGTGCCAAGGCAAAGGCAAATTTTGAATCAATTGATGGGCCACGGGGCACCAACTTAAGATTTGGTATTTTAGCTTCAGTGGACTTGGTTACTAGTGATTATTTATTTACAACTATTGGAAATACTTTAACTGCAACAGGCGGTCCATACCGCTTCATTGATTCTACAGTCAAAGTAACAGGCGTGACAACTGGCTATAGAGTTGACATACCAATAAGATTTTTAAAGAAACAATAAGGGATAAAAGATGGCTAATACATTTAAGACTTTTATGAATAGCGATATCGCTAATACAAGAACTTTGCTTCACGAAGCAATTCCGGTTACAGGTACAATAGTTTCTGGAACTTATACTAGTGATGGAAATATTAAAACATTTGCGCACGGTATGTTTGAAGCTGTTTATGATTATCCTTACTTAAGTTCTTCTGCAAATCACATTTTTGATATCACCGCCGGCTATTCGGCAAACAGTAGCCTATCTGCTTCTGCAAACACTCAAAATGCCAAAAAGATTAATATATACAACCAGCACGCGCAAGTGTTATATGGTTATGATGTAACAGGTTCCATTCAGGAATTCGATTTGGATGGAGATATTGCGGGCGGCGGTACTAAAATGAGAGAGTGCTTCTTTTTAAATTTCTCTCGTTTGCTTACGAAAGATGAAATCAAAAAAGACAGTTTTAGACTAGAAATGTATTCTACAGCTAGTAATGTGTTTGGAGAAAACAATAGAGGTGGCCGAAAAGTTATCGGTGATTACGGCGCCGCCACGAGCTACAAAGTTAATTCTCCAGCTGGAGAATATGGCTTGCTATATACAGCTTCCGCAGCACCTTTGGGCGATATTGTAGGACACGTATATTATCAAGCAGGTATTGCTGTAATTACCGCATCATTCTTTAGCGGTGCTTTTGGAGATCCTGCTAATGTACCAACTGGCGCTCTCAAGAAGACCAAAACAGCTGTAAATTATGCCTTAACTTCATCAACAATCACTGAAATTGCAAATGGGTTGAGATTTACTTGGGATAATCTAGATTTTAACAACACAACGGAGTTAAATTCAACAATCTATTTTTGTCGTGCAAATACTCAAAACTTCAACTATAGTGCGAATCCCACTTATCTTACTGCTAGTAAGATTAGAGTTAAGAATGAAAATCCAAAAGCTGAACCAGTTTCTTATGTTACTACGGTTGGTCTTTATTCTGCAGATAATGAATTACTAGCAGTAGCTAAATTATCAGAACCTCTTAAGAAGTCACCTTCAAACGAGCTTACTTTGAGGGTCAGACTAGACTACTAAAATGGCTTTCTTTAAATTTGGCCCAAAAGACATATTAAGGAATAGGATTAAAACTCATCCGAAGAGTGCTTTTTTTGTCAATGATGGGAAAATCTATTACAACAATCGAAATGATATTTCCGGCGCTTATGTTGAAAATGCTGGACACATTCCATCAGGCTTTATAAGTCTTTATGAAATGAATATTGATAGAGACTTTTCTAAACATACATATGATCCTGATACTGACACCGGTGTAAAAGCAAAGATATTTCCGTTCATCACCAAAGACTCTTCTTTAAATTCTTTTGGAACTGTTTCGACCAACGATTTTAATCAATTTCAATACGGGGATATTATTACCGGCAGCTATCCTTTGTCTTCTTCGATAATTCGTTCTGCTTCTGCAGAAAATGAGCCTCGACCGGAGATTAATGCTCTTCAAAATACTTTAAATTTCTATACACCATTGAGCCCTAATTATGCCTATTCTTCTTCTTTGGTGGGAGATAAATCAACGCAGGCACTTACTCTAATAAGCATACCAAGTATTTTTTATGATTCATCGATAAAAAAGAATTCAATAAAATTAAATTTCTATATATCTGGGACTTTAGTTGCTGCTTGCGAAGATATATATAGAAACGGAGAATTAATACAAACTAGTGGAACCGCCTTTGCACAAGCAAACGGAACTGGTTCAATCGCCGGCCTGGCATTGTATAATGAGGGTTTTATAATTCTTACTGGTAGTTGGGATTTAACAGAAGATTCGTATCAATTTGGAAGTGCCGGCGCAACTCAAGGCACGTGGCTTGATTTTGCGGTTGGAGCTAATGATGGCGCCACGCCGATAACCCCATCAGCCAGTTTTTCTTTAGAATTTGAGGGCACAAATTATATTAATGTTATCTCAATGCTGGCAGATGCGCCGCTCGGAGACCTTAATTTTTCCCCTAATCCAACATTTGCAGAATATCAGGAAACCTCTTCAACGCCTTTTTCCTCTTCTTTTGGCTATTTTGAAAACAACAAGGTACAGTTGAAAAACTGTATAAGCTCCTCTTTTTATGATTATAATGCAAAATTTAAACGACAAACATTTATTAGCAAAATAGGAATATACGACGAGAATAAAAATCTTATTGCTGTTGCAAATCTTTCTAAACCAATTAAAAAATTAGAAGATATAGATTATACTTTCAAACTCAAGCTTGACATTTAAGGAAAATAAGAATATGATATTGGGACTCGACATAAGCACCAGTATGACTGGGTTTTGTATTTTAGATTCACAAACAGAAATAATTCGTTCTGACGTTTGGGATATGCGAAATAAAAAGTATTTTCCCGATATTTTCTGCAAAGCAGAAAAGATTAAAAATGACTTATTAAGCATAAAAGCACAGTATCCAATAGACAAAGTGTTTATTGAAAAGCCATTTATGTTTTTTGGATCTGGAGGTTCGACAGCCAAAACAATGGCAGCTCTTCAAAGATTTAATGGAATTATTTCTTGGATTTGTTACGATACATTTGGTCAACCACCAATCTATTTCACGGCTCAACAAGCTAGAAAGCTTAATGAAATCAAGCTTGTAAAGGGTTCTAACACAAAGAAAGAAATTTTAAAATGGGTTCTTGACAAATACCCTAGCTTTAGTATAGAATACACTAGTCACGGTAATCCAAAACCAAAATATTTTGATATTGCCGATGCCATTGTTATTGCTAATGCTGGGCTAAAATGAACTGGATCACTGGATCAAACAAACAAATCACTTTTTACGAAATTCTTCAAAAAATAAAATCACATAATAAATTAAATGGCCATGTCTATGTGGGAACTGATTCGCTCGTTCATAAAGACTGTTGTGTGTTTACTACGAGCATTGTACTATTAGGGGCAAAAAACCAACATGGCGGCCTTTATTTTTATACTAGAGAAAAGTATAATGAACCAACTCGACTTTATAATCGAATATTAAGAGAAGTAGAAAAGACAATTAATCTTGCAATACGCATCACTGAAGTTTGCCCAGATGTCAATTTGGAGGTTCATTTGGATATATCTCCTGAAGAGAAAAATGAAAAAACTTCACAATTTGCTCGTTCATTAATGGGCTATGCTGCAGGTTCTGGCTTTAAATGTAAAATGAAACCAGAAGCATTCGCGGCTTCGGTTGTGGCTGACAGGCATACTAAATGATAAAGAGGCAAAACATACTATACAGTATATTTGGAGACTTTTATAGAGCGAAAGATGAGCTTTTATTTTATTGCCCCTTTTGCAAACATCACAAAAAGAAACTTTCCATTAACTTGGATAAATCAGTATATCGATGTTGGGTATGTGATACAAAAGGTGGAGTTTCTTATCTTGTTAAACGATTTGGAACTGCTGAAGATAAACATAAATGGGAACTTCTTAATCAAGAGATTGATATGTCTTCGCTTGAGTCAATGTTTGAGATACAAAAAGAAGAAGAAAAACAAACAGTTAAACTTCCAAAAGAGTATTTTTGTTTAGCTCGCAAAGACTTGCCTTATTCGGCTAAAGAGCCTCTTTCGTATCTTATGGCTCGTGGAATTTCTTCTGCTGATATTCTTTATTACAAAATTGGATATTGTGATAGAGGACAATATAGAAAGCGAATAATCATACCATCCTTTAATCAAGACGGAGATTGTAATTATTTTGTAGCTAGATCATATTGGAAGGATTGGTTAAAATATAAAAATCCACCAGTATCTAAAAATATCATCTTCAACGATCTTATGATTGACTGGAATAGTCCAATTACATTAGTTGAAGGCGTCTTTGACGCCATAAAAATAAATAACTCTATTCCATTGTTGGGATCTACGTTACAAGAAAATACACAGCTCTTTAAAAAGCTAGCTGTAAAACAACCAAAAATATATATTGGCTTAGATAAAGATGCTTTGCTAAAATCGTTACAAATAATTAATTCTATGTTAGAATATGGCCTAGAAGTATATCGACTGGATACATCAAATATAGAAGATATTGGAGCCATATCTAGATCAGAAGCAGAGCGGTTAAAAGAAGATTCATTAGCAATGAACACAGAGAATATATTTAATATTTATTGGAGAAATTAATGACCAGAATCGCACATATTAGTGACACACATATACGCAACTTACGATATCATAAAGAATATCGACAAGTATTTAAAACACTATTTGAACGACTGCGTGAAGAGAAAATTGACTATATTGTTCATTGTGGAGATATTGCACACTCAAAAACTCATATATCTCCAGAATTCGTAAAATTGTGTTCTGAATTTTTAATTGGGCTTTCTGCGGTTGCACCAACCTATTTAATATTAGGAAACCACGATGGCAACCTTAAGAATAGCAGCCGGGAAGATGCTATATCACCCATTGTAAAAGCTTTAAATTTGCCTAACTTGTTTCTGCTCAAGAATTCTGGAATAGTGTCCATTGACAAAAAGATTGATCTTAATGTATTTAGCGTGTTTGATGATAGCAATTGGCATGTCCCTGCTAATAGTGATTCTATCAATATCGCTTTATATCACGGGTCTATTTCAAACTGCAAGACAGATCTTGGCTGGGTTATGGAAAATGGCGATAACGATATCACTATCTTTGATGGCCACGATTTCGCGTTTTTGGGAGACATTCACAAAACCAACCAAGTGCTACAAGAGCAAGGCTGGGAAAACGGAATAAGAAAGCCAGTAGTAGTTTATCCAGGCAGCACTATTCAGCAAAACTTTGGAGAAACCGACGACAAGGGCTTTCTTGTATGGGATATCAAAAGCAAAGATGAATATTCAGTTAAGCATATTGCTATACCCAACCCGAAACCATTTGTCACAATTCAACTAACAAAAACAGGACGGATTCCAAAAAACACAAAATGTCCAGAAGGTGCTAGAATTCGTTTAGTTTCAACAAATAACTTGCCGCTACACGTAATGAAGCGCGCTATTTCTATTGCTGAACATCGCTTCAAACCAGAACGAGTAACGTACCTTAACAGAGCAGCGGGAGAACGCGGTAATATTGAAGAGGGCACTAATAATCTTGCCATTGACAATCTGCGAGATTCATCAGTACAGAAAACACTTATTGAAGAATATCTGAAAGACTACAATCCAACAGAAGAGCAGTTAAGTAAAGTGTTTAAACTAAACAAAAAATACAACACTGTTATTGAAGAAGCCGAAGAAGTTCAACGTAATGTAAATTGGCATTTGGGGAGCCTTTCGTGGGATAATCTTTTTAACTATGGAGAGGAAAACAGTATTGATTTTGATAAGTTAAACGGCATCGTTGGCATTTTTGGCAAGAACTATTCAGGCAAATCATCAGTAATAGACAGTTTGCTTTATATTTTATTCAATTCAACAAGTAAAAATGAAAGAAAAAATCTTAACATTATTAATCAAAATAAACAAGATGCGACCGGGCAAGCTGTTATTACGGTTGGCAATAAAGAGTATACAATTAAAAGAAAAAGTGAAAAGTACATTAAGAAACTTAAAGGTGAAGAAACATTAGAAGCCAAAACAACTGTTGATTTTTATGTAAAAGATTTAGTAACTGAAGATATCCAGATTTTAAACGGCACGACTCGCAATGAAACAGATAAGATAATCCGTAAGCATTTCGGCACATTAGAGGATTTCTTGTTGACCTCTATGTCCTCGCAACTTGGTGCCCTTCAGTTTATCAGCGAAGGCTCAACAAAGAGAAAAGAGATTTTAGCAAAGTTCCTTGACTTGGAAATATTTGATAAGAAATATAAACTAGCAAAAGAAGACGCTACAGATTTGCGCGGAGCACTACGAAGAACAGAAGATATCAATTACGATGATGAAATCTATGAAATAGAAAAACAGTTGATGTTTTCCGAGAACGAAATTAAAGAGCAGAACAATATCTGCGAACAGATAAATAAAGATTTAATGAGTTTGCATACCGAGAAGAACGATCTTGAAATAAAGATTGATTCTATTCCAGCAGATATTATTGATATTGATAAAATTATGAAAGAACGTTTGCTGGCAGAACGCAACGTTCAGACATATAATCTAAACGCCTCACAATGTCAGGCAATACTTGACAATAATAACCAACTTTTAGACAAAATAAGCAAGTTTGAGGAAACATTTGATGTAGGCGAGGTTCAAACTCAAAAAGATCAAATAGATCAAAAACTTCTTACAATAAACAAACTTTTAACAGAATTGGAAAATGCAGAGAAGTTAAAGAAATTAAACGAAAAGAAAGTTAAACTTCTTGGAGAAGTTCCTTGTGGTGACCAGTTTAAGTCCTGTAAGTTCATCAAAGACGCTCACTCTTCTAAAGAAACTCTTGTTGACCTCGTTGGCCAAGTGAAAGCAATATCAGAGCAAAAGCAAAGAGAAGAAAGCCTTTTAAATCAAACTGATAAAGAGAAGATTAATTCTCATCTTGACAAATATAAGAAGTTGATGGAAAAGAAATCTAACGCTGAAAAGGCAACAATGAAGGCTACTTTGGAAAAAGGCAAATGGGAGAACTCTATTCTTTTAGCCCAGAATGAAATAACCAGACTTTTGAGAATAGAAGAGGATTACAATAAAAACAAAGACCTTATCGAAAATAAAGAATCGTTTACTTTGGAACTATCAAAAGTAACGAATGCTTTATTAAAGAAAGAACAAGAAAAGGCCGACTGCCAAAGAACACTATTAAAGTGCTATAAAGATAACGGTTCATTGGAACAAAAACTTAAGTCTTTAAAAGAACAAAAGCAAAACCTTATACTACTACAAGAGGAATTTTCAGCCTATGATCTTTTTATGCGTTGTATGCATCCAAATGGAATTGCATATGATATCATTAAGAAACAATTACCCATCATCAATGAAGAGATTTCGAAAATTTTAGCTAATGTAGTCGAATTTGAGGCTTTTTTCGAAACTGACGATAAGCATTTGAAAATCTTCATTAAGCACCCAAAACACGAACCTCGACCAGTTGAAATGGGTTCAGGGGCAGAAAAGACACTGGTAGCAATGGCTATTCGCTTGGCGTTGCTTTCTGTTTCATCTTTGCCGGTTGGTTCAGTCTTTATTTTGGATGAGCCGGGAACTGCTCTTGATGCAGAGAATATGGACGGTTTTGTTGACATTTTACATATGATAAAAGAGCGGTTTAAAACAGTTTTGCTTATTTCTCATTTAGATTTTCTTAAAGACTGCGTAGATCAGGAAATTCCAATTGAAAAGGATAATGGGTTTGCAAAAATAAATATTTAAACTTTTTAGATGAGCCAGGAACTGCCCTTGACGCAGAGAATATGGACGGTTTTATTTCTATTTTAGAACTAATTAAGACATACTTCAAAACGGTCATTTTGATTTCTCATCTTGACCATTTGAAGGATTGTGTCGATTTACAGGTCGTGATAGACAAAAAGGCTGGATATGCACATATGTGTATATGAGGAGTGCAAGTGGGAATCTACAGAGAAACTGATGACAATTTAATGGTTAGATTTAAACTCAATGAGTCTTCTGGTACGAGCGCCGCCGATTCATCAGGCAATGGTCGAACTGGAACATTAGCTAATTTTACAAACACTACAACATGTTGGGTCGGAGGAAGACGAGGCGGGGGCCTGGACTTTGGACAAGGTTCTGACGACACTTGCACTTTTGCTTTTACAGATCCTGGCAATTTTACCACAATGATGGCTTTTGTTAGATGGGATAGTGATGCCGGTACATCACCGCGTATAATTCATTTAGGAAACAATATGCCTCCTTATCAGCTTATGTATTTTGATGCCACCAATAAGCAGTTGAGATTTGGTCTTACTTTTGCCGGCGGCGCGCAGTGGTTTAGAACCGCTAGCGATACTGTTGATACGGATAGCGTCTGGAGACATTTAGCGGTAACCTATGATGCCTCTGATTACGAAAATAATCCTATTTTTTATATTAATGGAGAGGTTTCTGCAACCTCCCTAATCACAAGAACGAGCGGAGCTAGAACATCGCTAACAACTAATTTTGGTGCTTTGGGTCAAGTTTACAATGCAACTAATAGAGGATTAGATGGAGTGATATCAGATGCTAGAGTCTATAATCGGATATTGACTCAACAAGAAATTTCTAGAGTTGCTAATTTCAGAGAGCCGGAAACATACACACAAAGCAATTTTAGTGATAATTTTGTGATAAATAAAAAGGATCAACTTTCTAGTCAACAATACACCAGAGATGATGGTACCATCACAGTAGATGAGGTCCCCTTTTCACTAGGAATAAAAGGGCCAATAAACTTAAGAGGTAGAAGAACAGCCTATAAGGTAACTAAATAAAGAGGTATAAAATGATGAAACAAATTATAGACAAGGGCTTAAATAAGCTAGTATCTCGTAAGCTTATGGTTTGGGCAACCGCAACATATTTAATGTTATTCACATCTTCACTTGCAAGTGAAGATTGGGTTGCTGTGTCATTAGCTTATATTGGCATACAAGGCTTGGCCGATATTGCTTCTCAATGGAGACACGGCAAGTGATCACTCTCCTGACTCTAAAAAAAGTCTTAAAAAAAAGCTGGATATGGATAAAACACAACTGGTATGTTCCGGTAGTCATTGCATATACTCTTGTTCTTTGGCTTTTATTTAGAAAAAAAGACGCTGCTTATAGCGTTTTGGAGGCAAGAAATGATAGTTATAAACGGCAAATGAAGGCAATTGATGATGTACACAAGGAAGAAATAGATAAAAGAAATAAAATTTTAGAACGATACAATGAGATACTTAAAGAACTGGAAGAAAAATACAAGAGAGATAGTTTAGAATTGGATGCTAAAAAGACAAAAGAAATAAAAAAGCTGGTTGAAAAGTACGATGAAAGACCAGATGAGTTAGCAAAATTGCTAGCAGAGAAATATGGATTAGAATATGTTGAATAAATCTATAGCGTTATTGATGTCGTTTTGCTTAATCACGATGCCGCTAGTAGCATATGCGAATGATCCTGTGTTGCCTCCAAAAGGAAAAATAACTGGATTAAACTATGGACAAAAGGCACCTTATACTGGTGTGCTTCTTAACAGCATTGCGGCTGCAAAGTTATTAACAGATAAGCGCTTCTCCGAAGAGCAATGGAAACTGAAATTAGAATTTGAATTAGCAAAAGAATCAGCACGCTTAAACTTAATCATTAACTCTCAAAAGGCTTCAATTGAGGCACTAAATAAAAAACACACGACACTAATGAAAATCAAGGATGATGAAATAGAGCGTCTTTCTGAAATAGCTTCTAATAAAAATGATTATTCGGTCTGGTGGGCCACCGGCGGGGTCATCGTTGGAATCGGCCTCACCATTGCCGTTGTCTATGCTGTACAGGCTGGAACAAAATAAATGGCCAAAAGTAGCATTGGGCATTATAGTCACGCAAAATTAATAAAGCTAATTGATAACCGTTCCTCTGAAGGCATTACATTGCCAGGACCAGCTGGTTCAAGTCGAGAACTTCAATACAACAATAATGGATCTTTTGGTGGCATATCTGCAATTACGTGGGATGGAAGTGACTTGCAGCTAGCAGACGATACCAAACTTATGTTTGGAACGTTTGATGAGGCTTATATAGAATATAATGAAAATGGAGATAATTTTCTTGTTATCTCTGGCTCTTCTAATGGAATAGTGCTATCAGGAAGCACAGTTCAAATAAGAGGCACTCTTGAAGGGGCATCGCCTCTTAAAATTGCAGGCGGTATTCAAATTGTCCCTTCGTCAAACGGCGGCGAGACATCTGCAATGTCTTTTGGAGACGACATTAAACTTTATTTTGGAGACGATGACGATTCATATATTCAATTTAACGATGGTGTTGGAGAGTATTTGGAAATATCTGGTTCACACAACGGTATTATATTATCTGGGTCGTCTGTATACGTCGACAATTATCTTGGCATTGGAGTGCCACCAGCAAGCATAACTCACGCCATCACGTTGCCTGAAAGTGATACCAATAGCGGTAAAATAAAAGCAACAGCTTATACAACATATTCTTCAATTAGGTACAAAGAAAATGTTGAATCAATTGACAATCCGTTGGAGATATTAAAAAACATTAATGGCGTAGTCTTCAATTGGAAAAAAACAAAAACTAAAGATGTAGGATTCATTGCTGAACACGTAGGCAGACATCTTCCAGAAATTGTAGAATGGGATGAAAGCGGCTTGTATGCAGAGTCTATGGATTATGGAAAAATGGTCCCAATTTTAGTCGAAGCAATTAAAAATCAACAATCTCAAATAGATAAACTAGAAGGTCAAATTTTTTCTCTAATCGACATACTGAAGGACAATTAGTCTACTACTTACTCCGAACCCATCCCTTGATAAGGGTGGTATAAAGGAGAAAAAATATAATGGCTAAAATACAATATTCACGTTATGAGAAGGGTATTGATCTTCAGGATCACTCCAGTTCTTACTCTAGTAATGCTGGTGCAATCTACCTTTCTGGTACGTACATGAACTTTCGAACTGATTTAAGTTTGAACTCATCAGGTATCAGCAATATGTCTGATCCCGAGAGCGCGCAGGATGCCGCAACAAAGGCGTATGTTGATGCGCAAATCACCGCTCAAGACTTGGATTTCCAAGGCGACACCGGTGGTGCCCTTAGTATCGATCTAGACAGTGAGACACTCACTATCGCTGGTACTGCAAACGAAATTGAGACTGCCGGTTCTGGCAACACTCTCACAATCGGTCTTCCCGATAGCGTTACTATTGGAGATGCTCTAACAGTAACCGGACTGCTCACCGCCAATGGCAGTGTTGATCTTGGTAATGCTACTAGCGACACCATCACAGCTACTGGTCGTTTTGATTCCGATCTTGTTCCTTCAACTGACAGCGCCCGCAAGCTCGGTTCTTCGGCACTTCAGTGGTCCGAACTTCACGTTGATGTTGGTTACATTGATCGTCTTGCTGCAGCAATGGACTGCGACAGTCAAGCAATGACTAACGTTAACGTTGACTCTGGTAACATCGATGGTACTATCATTGGTGCTGCTTCTCGTGCAGCTGCTAGTGTTACAACTCTAGACGCTAACTCAACCCTCAACGCTGATGGCGCTGCCACATTTGGTAGTACTGTTAGTGGTTCCGGTGCTGCTCAATTCGCTTCACTTCACTGTGACAGTGTAAATCTCGATGGCGGTAACATGGACGGTGTCGCTATCGGTGCTGCAGCCCGCTCAACAGCACAATTCACCACAGTTGATGCTAACTCAACTCTTAACGCTTCTGGCGCTGCCACTTTCGGTAGCACAGTTAGTGGTTCTGGCGCAGCCCAGTTCGCTTCACTTCACTGTGATAGCGTAAACCTTGACGGTGGTAACATTGATGGTATGACCATCGCAACTTCCGATGTAACTGTTGGTGCCGGTAAAACACTCGACGTTTCTGCTGGTACTCTAACCACTTCAGCCGCACAGAAACTTGCTATCATGCAGGGTGCCGCTTCTAACGTTGATATCGGTTCCTATGACCTCCGCGCTGCAACTCTTACTGCCGATGGTCTAACTTCCGGTCGCGTAGTCTTCGCTGGTGCTAACGGTGTCCTTTCTGATGATTCCGATATGTCTTTCAGCGGTGACACACTTACAGTCACCAAGCTCGGCGCTTTCCAAGCTGCTGGTGCAATTGACTTTGATGACCAAAACATGACCAACGTCGACATCGACAGTGGTGCTATGGATGGTGTTGTTATTGGTGCTGCCAGCGCTGCTGCCGCTTCATTCACTACAGTCAATGCTTCCGGTCAGGTTTCCGGTTCTGCAGCTGGTAAGTTCTTGAGTCTAGCTCTCAACACCGATTCTTTCGAGGTTGATTCATCAGGTAACCTTGATTCCAGCGGTTATGTCATTGTTGACGGTCGTGGTATGTTTGGTGGTCGTTTGGATGTTACTGGTGCTTTCGTTGCCAAAGGCAACGTTGAACTCGGTGACGCCACAAGCGACACTATTACAGCAACTGGTCGTTTCGCTTCAGATCTAGTTCCATCAACTGATGGTGCTCGTGACCTAGGTTCTTCCGCTCTAGAGTGGAAAGACCTTTACCTAGATGGTGTTGCCTATATGGATGCTGTAGAGGCTGACACACTAAAGGTTGCTGATCTAACTGATAACCGCCTCGTCATCGCTGGTGCAAGTGGTGAGTTAGAGGATAGTGCCAACCTTACTTACGATGGTACAACTTTCGATATTGCTGCCGCAGTATCGGTTGATGGTAACATCACTCTGGATAACGATCACGATGTAAAGGCACGCGCCTTCATCACTTATTCAGACGTCGCCCTTAAAGAGAACGTTGAGACTGTCACAAATGCAATGGAGATGATCCAAGGTCTACGTGGCGTTTCATACGATCTCAAAAGTGGTGGCAAGCGAGAGTTTGGTTTCATCGCTCAAGAGGTCAACAATGTTGTCCCAGAAGTGGTTCACACCAATGACGGAATGATGGGTATCGATTATACTCGTATCACTTCGCTTCTCGTTGAAGCAGTAAAAAGCCAACAAATTGAAATTGCTGCTTTAAAAGCCAAACTAGACAAGTAATTAATTATTTAATTATGTAGTCTTATAAAGGAGGGCCGAAAGGCCCTCCTTTTTTATTTAAATTGATATTTTAAACTATTTATAATAATTACAACAAAGTATGTCACAAAAAGATTTAAATAAAATAGCAAAGATAGAAAAGGCCATCGCTAAAAAGTTTGGCCAAGAAGCAATCATCAATCCCAAATCAAAATGGGACGATGAAAAGGAGAAAGACTACCTTCAGCAATTAAAAGAGTTTTATTCAAAAAAACGCAAAAAAGCAGATAATAATGAGAAAATTAATGAAGAAGGTTTTTTATTGTCTAAAAATCTAATTAATAAGGAAAGTAAACGAGTTTGCACTGCGTGTAGTGAATATTCGTTTAACATAAAAGACGATCTTTATATGAATAAGTTTGACTGTTGCTGGAAATGCTACATTCAATGGGTAGAAGATAGAGAAGAAAGATGGCTAAACGGCTGGAGACCTAACAATGAAATTAACAAGAACAAAACTTAAACAACTTATCGAAGAAGAGATAAAATCAACCATGACTGAAATTAAACCAATGGCTAGAGTTACGGCAACACATGATTTACCGACGCGACCTGAAGATACAGATATTAACAACAAGTTTGTAACAGCAATTGATCTTCTCAAGCGCACCGGTGACCCAAAGTTTGAGGAAACTCTTGAGCTAGTGCGTCAGGCCCAAGTGGCTTATCAGCAAGCATTACGAAGTGCATAGAATTAACAATAGGAGCAAAACTAAATGGCTACAGTATATGACATAGTAAGAGGAATCAATCAAGCAGCAGCAAATGCTTATGATGGTTCGCACGATGAGAGATTTGTTGAAGAAGATGAAGACAAAGTTGTAGGTCTTAAAAGAGAACAAGGATGCGCTATTAATGATTCTAGAGTTATGGACGGATTTAATGTTCGAATGAGTGGCCCAAAGCTAATTGTCTCCTATCAGTCAGAGATGCCTATGTCTGCTTTTCATAATACGAAACTTGATCAAGAACTTGAGCAGATTTATGCTGACATTATTAAGTTTCTGAAAAAGGAATTTAAGAAAGTAACCGGCGACACCCTCTCTCTTAAAGAAGATGGTCCGTGTGACTTTATACTTCAAAATATGTCTCGAATTAGAACTTGGGTGCAATGTACAAAGACATACACAGTTGGCAATATGACAGATGTCATTGAGGTTGGAGAGCCTTCAGAAGATCGATTAGAAGACAATTTCCGTAAGTTTCTTGAGTTAAGCACAGACAAAAAGCCAGAGAATGTAACTAGAAAAGATGCCTAATGGCCTACAAACTCACCAAAGAAAAAATAGTCAAAGAGATAGTCAAATCTGGTAAGAAACCAGTTTATTTTATCAACACTTACGCCAAGATTCCTCATCCCGGCAAAGGCTTAATCCCATTTAAAACATACGATTTTCAAGGAGATTTAGTAGATAATCTTGCCCTTCATCGATTTATTATAGTTTTAAAAGCACGACAGTTAGGGATCTCAACAATTACGGCAGCTTATATTGCGTGGCTTGTATTGTTTCATCGTGACAAAAATGTTTTAATTGTTGCAACTAAACTGTCAACAGCTGCGAACTTGGTAAAAAAAGTAAAAGTAATTCTTAAAAACCTTCCTGAATGGATTCGGATTGCAGATTTTGCTGTTGATAACAAGAACAGTATCGAGTTAAGTAATGGAAGTCAAGTCAAAGCATCATCAACTTCTGGCGATGCTGGGCGTTCAGAGGCACTATCACTTCTTGTTATTGATGAGGCAGCACATATTGACGGACTTGGCGATTTGTGGACTGGTCTTTATCCTACAATCTCTACTGGTGGCCGATGTATTGCTATTTCAACTCCAAATGGCGTTGGTGATTGGTTTCACGAAACATATGTTGGAGCGGAAAGCGGAGATAATGAATTCTTTCCTGTAAGTCTAAAATGGGACGCCCATCCGGATAGAGATCAAAAGTGGTTTGAAATTGAAACAAAGAATATGAGCAAAAGACAAATTGCTCAAGAATATGAATGCAACTTTAATACTTCAGGTGATACCGTTGTACATCCAGATGATATTATGCGTATTAAAGGAATGATTAAAGAACCGACTCATCGTGTTGGGTTTGATAGAAATACTTGGATTTGGGAAGAGCCGAAAAATGAAAACACATATTTACTGGTTGCCGATGTGGCTAGAGGCGACGGTGCTGATTCTAGCACATTTCACGTCTTTAAATTAGAAACAATGGAAATAATTTGTGAATACAAAGGAAAGCCTACTCCTGATATATTTGCCGAAATTGTTCACACAACTGGTTTACAATATAACACAGCAATGGTTGTAATAGAAAACAATTCTGTTGGGTTCCACGTATTGGAAAAATTAAAAAATCGAGGATATTCTAATATATATCATTCTAAAAAAGGTACCCATCAATACGTTGAACAATATGCAGCTGAAGGCAATTCAGCAGTAGTTCCAGGTTTTACCACTTCAATGAAAACAAGGCCTTTGATTATTGCTAAATTTGAAGAGTTTATAAGAAATAAAGTTTTAACTATTTATTCTAGAAGATTGGCAAACGAATTGGACACTTTTATTTGGAAAAACGGGAGACCAGAGGCTCAAAGAAGCTATAATGATGATTTGATTATGGCCTGCGCAATTGGCTGCTGGGTAAGAGATACTGCAATTATTGAAAATAAAAGGGATGTTGAGTATAAAAAAGCATTTTTAAATGCTATAATAACCAATAAAACTACTTTAGATACAAGAGTGCCGGGTCAAGCAAAGCCAAACATACAAGATAGAGCATTTGATGAGCGTAAAAAAATGAAAGACCTTGCTTGGATATTCAAAGGATAACAAATGGCTGATAACAAAAATACTAGAAATCCTGATTCACCGTTGTTCAAAAGATTAACGCGCCTATTTTCAGGTCCAATAATCAATTATAGAACACAAAACACAAGACAATTGCGACGCCGGCGCCTCGACAAGTATGCAAGAACATTCAAAGATGTAGCAGGGCAAAAGTTTGAGCGCGCCGGCTACAATCCATTAGACAACTTTTCTTCTTACAATATGGATACTCAAAGTCGGCTCACTCGTTATGCCGATTTTGATCAAATGGAATATATGCCGGAATTAGCATCTGCTTTGGATATTTACGCTGACGAGATGACTACTTTTAATGTCTATAATAGAATGTTGAGAATTCAATGTCCGGACGAAGAAATTAAACAAATCCTTGAAACTTTATATTACAAGGTATTGAATATTGAATTTAATCTTTTTGGCTGGTCGCGAACTATGTGTAAATATGGAGATTTTTATCTCTATTTAGACATTGATGCCCATTCCGGTGTCAAAAACGCTATTGGCCTGCCTTCGCGAGATATAGAAAGAATAGAAGGCCAAGATAAAAATAATCCAAATTATATCCAATATCAATGGAACAGTGCTGGTGTCACATTTGAAAACTGGCAAGTGGCACATTTTAGAATTTTAGGAAATGATAAATTTGCGCCATATGGCACTTCTGTCTTGGACTCATCCAGAAGAATATGGAGACAATTAATATTACTAGAAGATGCAATGATGGCCTATCGCATTGTTCGTTCGCCCGAAAGAAGAGTGTTTTATGTAGATGTCGGGAATATTCCAGCACAGGATGTTGAACAATTTATGCAGCGTTTTATCACCTCTATGAAACGCAATCAGGTAGTTGATCCAGATACTGGTCGCGTAGACTTGCGTTATAATCCTATGTCCGTAGAGGAGGATTATTTTATTCCTACACGCGGCGATTCCAAAACGGAAATTGTTTCATTGCCAGGCGGCGCGTATACTGCTGACATTGATGATGTTAAGTATTTGCGTGAAAAACTCTTTGCTGGAATCAAAATACCACAATCTTATTTGGTAAGAGGCGAGGGCGGCGAAGAGGATAAGGGAGCTTTGGCTCAAAAGGACATTCGCTTTGCAAGAACAGTTCAAAGACTGCAGCGTTCAATAATATCAGAATTGGAAAAAATAGCCACTGTTCATCTTTATACATTAGGCTTTAGAGGGGATGATCTTATCAGTTTTACTTTAAGATTAAATAATCCATCTAAAATATCTGAACTACAAGAACTGGAAACTTGGGACAAGAAGTTTTCTGTGGCCACTGCGGCTACAGAAGGATATTTCTCCAAACGTTGGATTGCTCATAACTTATTTGACATATCTGATGAAGAATTCTTACGTAATCAGCGTGAACTGTTTTATGATCGCAAGATTGCTACACAACTCGATCAAGTTGCCGAAGAAGCAGCTGCAGGAGCTGTGGGCGGACTAGGCGGTGAGTTTGCCGACGAAGAATTTGGCGAGTTGGGCGCTGAAGAAGAGCTTGATCTTGAAGAGCCAGCCGCTGAAGAAGCACCAGCCGAAGAAGAGCCAGGCGAAGCAGCTCTTTTAGGAGCACCAGATATGCCAGCTGGTAAACGCGATGATAAACCAACAGTTTATCAAGCTACTGATGGAAGAACAACAACCAAAAAATCTAAACACAAAATGTACAGGCCGGTTAAACACGATAAGCGAAAGAGCGCAGGACCGCGCTCACGTCAAATGAAAGCACTTTCAGGTCACGAAATAGCAAGAATGCCCTCTCGTCAAGTGAGAATGAACCTACCAGCTGGCGCCAAAGAGCTGCTTGGTCTAGGCAATGGCATTTTTGAGAATAAAGAAACTAATTATGACAAAGAAGAGAAAGAAATATTCGAAGTAAAAGAAGAAGTAAAGAAGATTTTTGAAGATTTGGAGCGCATATAATGATCAAGCACAATAAAAAAAGAAACACTGCCTTTATTTATGAAGCTCTAGTAAGAGAGGTCGTAAAGCAGTCAATTAACAAAAACAATGTAAAAAGAGATATCACCATTAAGATCATTAAAGAAAGTTTTTCAAATGGCTCTCAACTCAAAAAAGAACTTAAACTTTACAAGACCCTTTTAGAAACTAGAAATCTAAATGAAAGAATTGCTGAAAAACTAATATTTGAAGTAGTCAAACAACATAAGACAATAAATCAAAAGCAATTATTTAAAGAGCAAAGCATTGTCATTTCAAAAATCAACAAGCAGATTTCGAAAAGCGTCTTTAATAATTTTGTTCCAAATTATAAAAACCTAGCTACAATAGCACAAATGTTTGGCAACATTGATAGCCCAAAGGCAAAAGTACTGCTAGAGACAAAACTCATAGCTAACCTTACAGAAAAGAAACAAGCACCAGAACAGCAAGTCAAGGTCCCGGGCTTGGTTGTGAACACTTTTGTTAAGCGTTTCAATAATACATACGATGATCTCCTACAAGAACAAAAAGAACTATTATCAAAATATGCTATGTCGTTTCAAGATAGTGGGACTGAATTTGCTTTCTATATTAACGAAGAGATTAACAGACTAAAGTCTTTTATTGCCGAGTCATATGATCTGGAAGAGATAAAAGAAGATAAAAAATTAAAAGAAAAACTTACATCAGTGTCAAGCTTGCTGGAAGATATTAGCAAAGAGCCTTTAGACAAAAAGGCAATTCTTCAAATAATGAAGATTCAAAACCTAGCGCAAGAGTTACAAAGTTAATGTCCAAATTTACACTAACTGTAGACAAGCCCGATGCAATTGTTAATCTAAAAGCACGTAAAACAATTGCTGGCGATGTAATGATTTACGACCACCCAGAAATCGATATTGTAGTTTCTCCGAAACATAATAAGATATTTGCACTGGCCAAAAGAGAATATGGCGATCACGTATACGCCACTCAATCCAGAATGTTTGAATTTCTCTCCAAAAGAGGCGTCGTTGATTCAGCTTTAATAAGAGGGGGTAACGTCTTTGGCTCTTTAGAGGCACCAGTACTGGTAGCAGAAGAAGCACAAAAAGACAAAGTTGATCCTTTACAAATAGCAATATATTCAATTGCAAAATTTTTACACGACGAGGCCCCAAGTGTTAAAGGCTATAAAGAATATGAGCAAGACTTTGACAAACAACTAACCGAGCCCGATGACGAAGACACCACCGCTCTTGGTAAAATTCCACACGAACCAAGACAAGGCACAAACAATACATATCCAGGCTCTACTGCGGCTTATGGATTGGTTGGCTATTACTACGAGGAATAAATGGATTTATTATATTTTGTTTTATGTTCTTATGGCATGACCATGATTATAGTTTATGGTTCTATTTTTAGAGGTATAAAGCCAGCACCAGACTGGTTGAGAGGTTTCGGGCAGCTTTTCTATTGCCCTCTATGTATGGGTTTTTGGGTAGGCTCGTTTTTATTTTGCATTAACAAATGGACGGAACTATTTACATTTGAATACACATTAGCCAATTTTTTGATTTTAAGTTGTGTAAGTTCTGGTACAAGTTATTTGTTGGCTATGTTGATAGGGGATATGGGTATTAGAGCTGAAGCGCGCACGTATTCAAACAGCGAGGTAATACATCACAATGCTTATACAGAATCAGAATAAAAAATGGAAACTGCAGCCTGTTCGTAGATGTTGCAGCGGTTCTAATATCAAGCGGGTGGCGCCCGCTACAAGGAAATATCAATGTCTAAACAACTTTTAAGAGAATTTTTTGAACTCAAGTGTGACGATCGCGGCTGTCAAGATCTTTTGACCGAGGGCGAAAAGAAGATGGCAAATGAAGGGTTTACTATATTTCCAGCCAAATTGCAACAATGCGATGTGAGAAATGGCAATGGTAGATCATATCCACGCGACATTTTAGAACGAGAGATTGAAAATTATCAAAAGCTGGTAAGAGAAAATAGAGCAATTGGCGAGTGCGATCACCCGGACGATAGTGTAATTAATCTTAAAAACGCTTCTCATATGGTCACTCGCATTTGGTGGGAAGGAGATTCTGTTCTAGGGACAATTAAGGTTTTAAAAACACCAGCTGGCAATATTCTTAAAGGTTTGTATGAAAGCGGAGTTTTGTTTGGCTTTTCTTCAAGAGCAATGGGCTCACTGCAAGAAGGTCAAGATGATCAAGGCCCAATACAGGTTGTGCAAGACGACCTTCAGCTTATTTGTTTTGATGCAGTATCGGAACCTTCTTCTCCACAAGCTTATTATCTAGAGCCGCATTATGATCAAGTTAAGTTAAATGTTACCGAGGGAAACAAGCATTTAAATAATTTTTTCACCAAGAGTGATAAAATCAATCGCGCATTAAACGAAATCCTCCGAGGTTAAAATGAAAAAATCCCAATTAAAACAAATCCTTAAACCTATTGTAAAAGAATGTATTAATGAGGCTCTAATAGAACAAGGCCTTCTTTCTAATATTATTGCTGAAGTGGTAAAAGGATTACAACCTATCCATACACAGCCTTCTGTTGCCGTGCCAAGTAAACAGCTGGTATTTCAGCAACAACAGCTGAAAGAGCAAAGAATGCAACTTGAAGCAGATAAACAACAGCAATTAAAAGAACAAAAAAGAAAGCTATTAAACGCAGCTGGGTTTGGAACTGATATTTTTGCTGGTACGGAGCCAATCTCCGGAGGCATTACAGCTGAAAGCAAAGATCCATCAAGCGGCCAAGCTGGCGCCTTATCTGGCGTAGCTCCAAATGATCCCGGCGTTGATATTGCCGGTATTATGGCTCTTGGCGGAAGAGACTGGAGCAAAATGATTTAATAAAAAGCAGGAGTGAATTATGGGTAACAAAAGACCAGTTATAGTAGAAGTTCGCGCCAAATATCTTGATGAGCCAATTGAAAGAATGATCAAGCGTTTTAGCAAAAAAGTAAAAAAACAAAGAATTAAGGAAGGTTGCGTAGAGCGAAGAAGATTTACAAAACCCTCTGATGAGCGACGTTTACAGAAAAAGCGTCGTAAAAAAATATTACAAAAACTACAATCAACAAAAAAGCGTTTTTAAAGACTGGTGTAACTATAAGGTATTTCCTGGTTTTATATACTAATTAATGTTAGCAATAAGGAGAGAGCATATGTCCTCAATGTTAGAGCAAGCCATTATCGATGCCGAGCAATTAAAAGAAACAGCCAAAGCAACTGCTGAAGAAGCAATAGTTGAGAAATATCAACACGAAGTCAAAGAAGCGATTGATAAAATTCTAGAGCAAGAGGAGCTTGACCTAGGAGAGGATACAGAGACAGCTGGAATGGTCATCGACCCAGAAGGCAATCTTGAAATCATTGAGGATTTACCAGCAGCACAAACTGCTGATATGGAAGAAGTAGTTGAGATTGACCTTAATAAGCTGGAAGAAATGATGGCCGAAGAGTTAGAAGAGGGCGAACTCGACCCAGCTGATATGCTTCAACGCGAAGAAGTCGCTGAAGAACTTGAAGCATTAACGGAAGATGAAGAAGAAGTTGATCTAGAAGAAAGCGATCTTATAGAATTAGCAGAAGAAGAACTGGAAGAAGAAATCGAACTTGATGAAGAAAATCTAGCTGCAATTATTGCCGAAATGCTTGGATCTGAAACAGAAGAACTTGAAGAGAGTGATGTAGTAGAGCCAAGTATTGAAGAAGAAGAGACAATAGAGGCACTTCCCGCTCCAAAGCGCGATGAAAAAGCTAGGAAATTGGCACAAGAATCTAGACTGCTTAATAACAAAAACAAGCAGCTCTTAAAAGAGCAAAAAGAACTTAATAATAAAGCCCGTCTACTACAAGAAAAAGTAGATAAGTACGGCACAGTCATTAATACGCTTAAAAATAAGCTTAATGAAAGCAACCTAACAAATGCTAGGTTGTTGTATCAAAACCGCATTTTAAGTAGCGTCTCCTTGAATGAGCGACAAAAAGATAAAATTGTCGAAGCTATCTCGAATGCAACTACAGTTGAAGAAGCAAAATTAATTTTTGAAACTCTTCAAAGTGCAGTGGGAAGTCTTAAAAACACAAAGACATCAGAATCACTGAACGAAGTTGTAACACGTAGCTCTTCAGCGTTTATTCCTCGTAAAGAGGTAAAACCCAAAACAGATGCTTTTTCTGAAAGGATGAGGCGTCTTGCAGGATTAAAATAGAATAAACAAAGGAGATAAAATAATGTCTATTTTACAAAAACTTACAGAGGGTGTCGTAAATCGCGACATGCGTAAGGAAGGTGCTGCTCTCCTCGATAAGTGGGAGAAGACAGGTCTTCTTGAGGGCCTCAATAGCGATTCAGCCAAGAATGGTATGGCTCGTCTACTTGAGAACCAAGCAAAGCAGCTTCTTAAAGAGGCAGCTTCAACAATGGCTGGTGGAGACGTTGAAGGTTTCGCCGCCGTTGCATTCCCAATCGTTCGCCGTGTTTTCGGTGGTCTTATCGCCAACGATCTCGTCAGCGTTCAACCAATGAGTCTACCTAGTGGTCTCATTTTCTTCCTAGACTTCACATTTGGTGGTACCGGTACTGGTGCCAACAATGAGAATCCTCGTCTGGGCTTTGCCAATGATACTTCCTTGTATGGTGGTGGCAAAGTTGGTTCAGAGATCACCGGAGGTGTCAATCTTAGTGGTGATGAGGGTACCGCCGGCGGCCAGTTTTATAACTTGACCAATGGTTATGCATCTCCAACCGGTTCAGCAGCGTCTTCAGCTGTTACAGTTAGAATGTCTGGTACTCTTGGTGATAACGGTACAGTTGCCAATAACGGTAGTACTCCACTCCCAGGTCATGATTCTGGTTATCTAGATGTTGGCGAAGATGGTATGAATTCCATTTTGAGATTTGATCCCGATCTGACTTCTGGATCAGCCTTTGCTGTTGCAGAATGGACTCCTAGCGATGCAAATCAATTCAATTATGACGATCTCGCATCGATTGCTCATAGCTCCAGTATGGACGGAACCACTTCTCCGATTACTCTAGTTCGACGCCTTAGTCAACTAAGTAAGAGTGTCGACGGCAGCACTACTAGCCAAACAATTATACGTCTAGTATTCGTTGGTACTGGTAGTGCAATTGCGGTTAAGGCCCAAACCCAGCTCGGTACCCTTTCTTGGGCCCAAACTGACGACATCGCCGCCGCAAGCGCTACTGGTGCAGTTGTCGGTCAAGACACTTGGGGTCTAGAGAATAATACCGAAATTCCCGAGATTAACCTCAAAGTCGATTCTGTAAGCGTCACAGCAATGACCAAGAAGCTCAAGGCTAAGTGGACTCCAGAACTCGGTCAAGACCTTAACGCATACCACAACTTGGATGCAGAGGTTGAGCTTACTTCGCTTCTCTCCGAGCAGATTGCTCTAGAGATTGACCGTGAGATTCTTGAGGATCTCGTAAAGGGCGCCACTGCCGGAACTTATTACTGGTCACGTAGTCCTGGTCTATTCGTAAATAAGACAACTGGCGCCGAAGTTGGTGCTTCCGCAAAAGCTCCTGACTTCACTGGTACTGTTTCTGAATGGTATGAGACTCTTGGTGAGACCATTAACGACGTATCGGCACAGGTCCACAGAAAGACACTTCGTGGTGGTGCCAACTTCATCGTTACTTCACCAGAGGTTGCCAACATTCTTGAGTTCACTGCCGGTTTCCGCGCCAACGTAACTGTTGACGATGCAAAGGGAACTGCTGGTACTCACCAGGTTGGTACTCTTAGCAAGCGTTACGATGTCTATGTTGATCCTTACTTCCCACGTAACCTAGTTCTCGTTGGACGTAAAGGTAACAGCTTCCTAGAGAGCGGTTATGTATACGCTCCTTACGTACCACTACAGGTCACTCCCACCATCTTTGGTGTCGAGGACTTCGTACCACGTAAGGGTGTCATGACCCGCTACGCCAAGAAGATGGTCCGTCCTGATATGTACGGTCTCGTCGTCGTGCGTGGTCTTCTAGGTGAGAGTGGCGAGTAAGCCAACTGACTTAGAGTAAATCATAACCCCGTGCTTCTTATGAGGTGCGGGGTTTTTTTATATCTAAAAACTAATTACTATACCTATTGAGGAGGAATATATAATGGGCAAATCATACACTAGATGGAAACGTCGTCAAGAAAAAGCTGCAGCTACTGATACCACAACTACAGCTACTGATACAACTACCGATACAGCTACAACTACTGCAACACCAGTTGTTGAAGATGTTCCAATAACCATAGCTGCAAAGCCAACTACAAAAAAGAAGACAACCACCAAAAAGAAGTCAACTTGGTCTAGAAAGAAAAGCAACTAATATGCCGTTTATTGTTCCCTCAACTAATTACTAGGAGGAGAACTGTTGAATGTCTTATCCTACTTTAACGCCAGTATCGCAAACAAGCGCCATTGTTTTGCCTACGGGCAGCGATCCAGGTATTGCTGAAGCGTCCCCTTTTCCATTTAGTGTATACACCACTGATCGATATTTCCTATCAGGCGCAGCAGACCAAGTACAATATACTTATAGAAAACTTGGTGGTGATGTATTAGACATTGAACTTACAAAAGAGCAGGTATTTGCTGCATATCAAGAGTCTGTTTTAGAATACTCATATCTTCTTAATATTCATCAAGCAAAGAACTCTATTAGTGATCTTTTGGGCGCCAAAACGGGCTCTTTTAATGAAGAAGGACAATTGCAGGATACAACTGATTTAGAAGATGTAGCCTTAAAATTTCCCAAATTTAAGTTTGAATATGCTCGCCGTGTTGCGCACGGATATACAACAGAAGCTGGTCTTGGAGGAACAGTTCCTATATATTCTGCTAGTTTTACAACGTCAACAGACAAGCAAGACTATGATTTACAAAGTATCATATCGTCATCAGCAGCAGACGATACAGATGCCCTATATTACAACAAAATTGGAGACAGCAGAGTAAATATTACAAAAGTTTATTATAAAACACCACAAGCAATGTGGAGATTTTATGGATATTACGGTGGCTTGAACACAGTAGGCGATTTGGCTAGTTATGGCCAATATTCCGATGATAGCACATTTCAATTGATTCCAACTTGGCAGAATAAAGCACAAGCGATGGCTTTTGAGGATGCAATATATACTAGAAATAGTCATTATAGCTTTGAAATAAAAAACAATCGATTAAGAATATTCCCTAAAACAGTAAACGTTAGCCCAAAAACAATGTGGGTTGAATTTTTTATAGATAGCAATACTCCTTGGAAAGAGGATAGCAATATAGATAATGGTGTAAATGGAATTAACAACATCAACTCGTTGCCATTTGAAAACATACCCTATCAGAAAATCAATTCAATCGGAAAGCAATGGATAAGACGCTTTGCGCTTTCTTTATGTAAAGAAATGTTAGGCAATATTAGATCTAAATTTACAACTATTCCCATTCCCGGTGATAGTGTAACTCTAGACGGTCCCGCTCTTTTAAGCCAAGGGCAAACTGAACAAGACAAGCTTCGTGAAGAATTAAAAACCATTTTTGATGAATTGACATATAGTAAAATAGCTGCGGGCGACGTTGAGCTTTCTGATGCCGTTAACAACGTCCAAAAACGCATACCTATGCTCATATTTACAGGATAAATGATGAATGTCTGATAACAACGAATGGTCACAGCCACCACAACCACCACCACCGCTGTTTTTGGGAGAAAAAGAACGTGATCTCGTTAAGCAAGTCAATGATGAACTTATTGAGAGAGTAATTGGACAAGGTATATTCTATTACCCTATCAGCGTAGAGCATACTAATTTTCATCCAATTTATGGTGAAGCATTAAAGAAAACATTTTTACCCCCAGTACGAGTATATGCATTGGTAATGTGGGAAGGTTTTGTCACTGAAACAACAAATTTAGGAATTGATAGAAGACCTTCTGTATTGATTCATTTTCACAAAAGAAGACTAACAGAGGATCAAGACCTTTTTGTAAGAGAAGGTGATTTCGTTAAATATGGCGATACTTATTACGAAATAGTACAACTTAATGAACCAAAACAAATATTTGGCCAAGTGGATCATAAGATGGAAGTAGAAGCAAAATGCATTAAAGCGCGTAAGGGAGTTTTTGATGCCAAGTGATGATCAATACAGGGGTGTTAAAAATGCCAAGCAAAACATAAAGTCAGAAGAAATACAACCTTCAACTTTAGAAACCATTGATATGGCGTTTTACGATTTCGTCAATGATAAAATGAACAATCACGCTTCAGATAATGATGGATGGGCAAAAACGCCTGTTATATGGACATCAGCAGAAAGATCTTTTTTGATTAAAAATGATAAAGATTTACACGATTCAGATGGCACTTTGGTTTATCCTTTAATATCAATTGAGCGAACTTCTATGCAAAAGAGCTTAACCAGAAAAGGTCAATATTTCGGCTTGTCAGGGGACTTATTAGAGGATAATCGCTTTGGCCGGATTACGTTGGCCAGAAGGATAGTCAAGGATAAGACAAATAACTATAGTGTTGCGGACAATAGGAAAATATATGCATCTGTTAAAAAAACCCCAAGACAGCAAAGTTATTATCCAAAAAAAGAAAACAAAAAAGTAGTATACGAAACTTTAAGTATGCCAATGCCCATTTATATAGATATGACATATTCAGTTTCAATACGAACTGAATATGTACAACAAATGAATCAACTTTTGGCACCATTTATCACTCTTGGTGGCGGAATAAGCTATTTTGTTATCAAGAAAGATGGTCACAGATACGAAACATTTTTAAAAGAAGACTTATCTCAAGACAATAACATTTCAAATATGGGAACAAACGAAAGAACATATGTGACTAATTTAACCTTTGAAGTTTTAGGATATATTATTGGCGAGGCTCCAAATGGAGAGAGGCCACGTTTGATCAAAAGAGAGAGCGCTGTAGAGGTTAAAATAGGCAGAGAGCATACAATATTGGGTGATATACCTGATTACGGTGATGGCAAATCTAATTATAGAGACTAAACAAGGATTTTGCCTAAATGATTTACTAATTAATAGAGAAACTTACTCATTATAACGTTTCGAGAAAGGAGAGTAATAAGATGCCAGCAAAAGATTTTAAATTTATTTCCCCTGGAGTATTTGTCAATGAGATCGATAATTCTCAATTACCAGCCACTCCAGAAGGCGTTGGACCAGTCATTATCGGTCGCGCCGAGCGTGGCCCAGGGCTTATCCCAACACAAGTTGAGTCATTTTCTGAATTTGTGCAATTATTTGGTAATCCAACGCCTGGTGGCCAAGGAGGAGATATTTCTAGAACTGGAAACTCTTTAGGTCCAACATACGGCGCATACGCTGCACAAGCTTGGCTAAGAAATAACTCTCCTGTTACATATGTGCGTTTGGTAGGCAGGCAGAATTCAGCTGCTACTAGTGGGGATGCCAAAGGTTTTGCTGGCTGGGACACTCTTCGCACTGATCCTGATAACGGCGCTACACAAGGTGGTGCATATGGTCTTTTCGTGTTTCAGTCCGGATCCGGCACATCTCAATCCGCGCAGCTAGCAGCTATATGGTATGTTCAAACCGGGTCGGTTGCCCTTTCTGGTACTTCTTACAGCGCCTCGGCTGGTGGTGTTCTTGCCGCAGCTTCCGACGAGGAGCACGCCAAAGGTTCATCAATTTATTTTGGCGCCACTGGCGATAAAGAATTTAAAGCAATTGTCACTAGTGCTAGTCCATATGATGCTGGTGAGATTATTGACACTAAATTCAATTTTGATTCGACTTCCGAAAACTTCATTAGAAAAGTTTTCAATACAAACCCAGTATTAACCAATACTGATATTAGTGCTACTGGCTCTAACTATTGGCTTGGAGAAACGTTTGAGGATGAGGTTAATAACCTTTTAGGATCAGGCCCAGCCAATCAATACGGCGTCTTGCTTCCGCTATTTTCTGGCACCATTCCAGGCGGCAGTTTCAGAAGAGACTTTAGCGATCCTCGCACTGGTTGGTTTGTTTCACAAGATCTTTCTACAAATACAGGCTCTTTTGATGCGGCCACACAAACAAAGCTTTTCCGCTTGGTAGCTAAAAACACAGGCCGATGGGCCTCTAGAAATCTTAAAGTCTCCATTCAGGATATTCGAGCATCAAGCGATCCAGCAAATGCTTACGGCTCTTTCACTGTTGCAGTCCGCTCAATGGGCGATACTGACAATAGACCACGAATACTAGAGCAATTTAACAATTGCAATCTTAATCCGAATTCGGAAAACTACGTAGCTAGGAAAATTGGTGATAAATTCCTAGAATGGGATGATACTGATCGTAGATATCGCTTATATGGAAACCATAACAGTAACTCCAACTATCTTTATGTAGATATGGCCACCAACGTTGATGAAGGTTTAACCAATCCAGAGTTTCTACCATTTGGTGTCTTTGGGCCACCAAGATTCAGTTCTTTTACGGATTACGAATCACCAGCTAACGTTGATACTTTGGTCACTGGAGCAACAAATTTCTTGGATGGTCAGTCTTTTGATGAAAGGGTTGTATCCGGTTCCACTAGCGTCACGGCCGTTACCCTTAATTTCCCAAAACTTCGCTTAAGGGTGTCGGCTTCAGAAGGCAACCCAACTGATCTTCGCGATGTATGGTTCGGTGTTGATACAACTTTTAATCGCCAAGGTCGACCTTCTGAAACGATTGGAGATTATACCGGTCCAAAGCCACTTGGCGTAGATATGTTTGTAGCTGACAGCGAAGCAGGCACTGTGGATTCGTGGGTATTTACACTGGACGATATGATGAATACCGATGCAATCAGTACTACAAATATTCTAACCGGTACAAATGTGTACGTATCTGGCTCCAGACAGTCGGATCCCAAAACAAGCGCCGGAAGCCTTCGCGCTGCAAACCCAAATCTTACATATGTTAACTCTTCAAGTTATAAAAACGTTTTGGACAATGGAGCAGATCAATTCACAACAGTGCTCCATGGTGGGTATGACGGTCTAGATATCACAGAGTCTGAACCTTTCAGAAATGAATATATACTAGACGGCACAGAGATAACAAACTATGCATTCAACTCTCTTAAAATTGCGATTGACTCTTTGAGAGATCCAGAAGTAGTTGAGTTTGATGTTGCTGCTATGCCTGGTATCACAAACAATGTTCTTAACAGAAATCTTGTTGATATGTGTGAGAATCGTGGCGATGCATTAGCAGTTATCGATCTTAAAGGTGGCTATGTGCCCGAAACAGAGAATACCCAGTCGGTGCAAGATCGTTTAGGTTCGGTTGCTTCAACGATAAACAACAAAAGACAAAGTTTGCAAATTAACTCAAGTTTTGGTTGCGCATACTACCCATGGGTACAAATTCAAGACACCATCAATGGAGCGCTTTTATGGGCACCACCTTCAGTAGCGGCTATCGGAGCAATGTCCTATGGCCAGGCGACACAAGAGTTGTGGTTTGCTCCAGCTGGTTTTACAAGAGGCGGCTTGTCAGTGAACAATGCTGCTGGTGTCCCGGTAGTCGGTGTTCGCGAACGATTGGTTTCGAAAGACCGCGATAAGCTCTACGAAGCAAACATTAACCCAATTGCGCAATTCCCAGCAGAAGGTATTGTAATCTTTGGCCAAAAGACGCTACAAGTTACTCCATCTGCTTTGGATAGAATTAATGTCAGAAGATTGCTAATCTTTGTTAAACGACAAATTTCTAGAATTGCAGCAACATTGTTGTTTGACCAAAATGTTCAGAGCACTTGGAACCGCTTCCTTGGTAGAGCGGAGCCATTCCTAGCTTCAGTGCAAGCTGGTCTAGGATTAACTGACTATCGCATTATTCTGGATGAGTCAACAACAACTCCAGATTTGATTGATAGAAACATTATGTATGCCAAAATTTTCCTTAAGCCGGCTCGCGCCATCGAGTTTATTGCGATTGATTTTGTAATTACAGATTCAGGAGCATCATTTGAGGATTAATATCAGGTTAGACTACTTATAAATAGAACAAAGGAGATTCAGTAGATGGCATTTTGGAATAGTAACGCAGTGGAGCCTAAACGAGCTTTTAGGTTTTTAATGGATATCGGAGCAGCAGGCACAGACGTTTTAGCTTCATATTACGTTAAATCGGTTAAAAAGCCAAACTTTACTATGGATGGAGCACAAGAAGTTAGGTACATTGGACATACTTTTAAGTATCCCGGCCGCATTAAATGGGAAGATATCTCAATAACAGTTATCGATCCTGCTAGTCCAGACGCTACAGCCATCATGATGAATATATTAAGCAATTCTGGATACTCTATTCCTGTTAATGTCGGAGCTGCGGTTGAAACAATTTCCAAGGCCAAAGCAAATGCTGCAATGGGGCAAATGAGAATACGACAAATTAATGATGTGGGTCAAGAAATCGAAGTTTGGACTCTTCATAATCCATTTTTTCAAGGCGTAGACTTTGGAGAGGTCAACTATGAAACTGATGATATAGTTTCTTATACACTTACAGTTACATATGACAATGCCACTCTAGGAAAAACTTCCACCACAGTCAACCCTGATGTAGCTTCAAAATCCACCTAAAATACTATTTAATATAGTATGACCTTTTGGAATTCAAATCGTGTAGAGCCTAAAAGAGATTTTCGATGGATAGGTTTAATCGAACTTAATTCCCCAGATGAGACTTCAAGCACCAATATTGATTTGTTTACAATATCTAGCTGGTCTGCTCCGGAATTAAATGTGGAAAAGAAAGAATGGATTCATCCTTTATCCGGAATAAGAACAATTTTGCCCAGTGAAGCAAAATGGTCGGATATAGAAATTTCTATAGTTGATGTGGAACCACTTCTTGCTCCGATTAAAAACATTCCAATAGTAGGAGAAGCGGCTCATCAGATTAGCAATCAAAATAATAGCGCAAAAATATATAAGTGGCTTGTGTCTAACGGATACGATCCAGATGGCGATATTAGAAAATTTGTGACACAAGCAAGTCAACCGGCCCTTTCAAATTTAACATTATTAAAGCTTGATTCTAATGGCGCCATTTATGAAGAATTTCTATTTTTAGGCCCTAAACTTAATAAAGTGACTTTTGGCAATAAAATGGATTATAATTCAGATAATATAAGTATGGTTACATTGGGCTTTTCAGTCGAGTCGGTAGCTTATAATCTAATGGCGGATAAACCGGGTGCGCGACCGACTGGTATTACTGAAGCCATCAAAAAGAAAATAAAAAAACTATTTGGTTCTTGATTGATAATTTAAAAAAGTTTCGAAATATATTATAATACACAAAATGGAGGAAATATGAGAAACAACCACAACAGGCTTGGGCTAGAAGATCCAACAAACAACCTTCAGTTAAATACGGATGTGCCACCAACGACTCAAGCAATGCAGTTTATTGTTCCAACAGAAATTGTTGAATTGCCAAGTAAGGGTCTTTTTTATGATGAAGGCCACCCGCTTCACGAAAAAGACACTGTTGAGATTAGACATATGACTACAAAAGAAGAAGATATTTTAATCAATCAAAGTTATATCAAAAATGGCATTGTAATTGATAAATTAATTCAATCAGTGTTGATAACTCCACAAGTTAACGTTAAGGATCTTCTTGTTGGGGACAAAAATGCCATTACAGTGGCTTGCCGAATACACGGTTATGGCCCAGAATATGAGACAAAATACACTTGTCCATCGTGTAATAATTCTCAAACATATGTATTCGATTTGAATGAAGTAAGCAATAATGATTTTGCTTCATATTTAGAAGAATTTGATGCTCAAGTCGATTATGACAGGAAAACCATCACATTGCCCATCCCAAGAACTAACACAAAATTAGAGTTAAAAATTCTTAAAGATGATGCTTCCTCAAAGAAAGCAAAAAAGAAAAATACTGGTACTATTACAAGGCAGTACGAAAAAATGATTTACTCTGTTAATGGGAATTCTGATAGACAATATGTAAAATCCTATATTGCTTCAATGTCGGCTTTAGACAGTCGATATCTCCGTGCTGCGTATGCCAAAATTGTTCCTTCTGTGGATTTTACTTGTGATTTTGAATGTGAACAGTGTAGCTTTACAAGTGAAGTGGAGGTTCCGCTTAATGCGGACTTTTTTTGGCCTCAAGCCTGATTACGTAAGAGCCGTGTATGAACAGTTCTTTTATATGAAATATTATGGAGGATGGAGTTTGTTTGAATTATACAGTTTGCCTGTAGGCCTCCGAAATTGGTATTTTGAAAAGCTATCAGACCACAAGGCACAGGAAAACGAAAGTATAAAAAAAGCCACAACAAAAAATAAGTCATACGGGCCGCCTGGTTTTTAAAATTAAAACTATTTATTTCTATGGAAGAAAAGGTAATTATCGATCTCAATGAAGCAAAGCTGCTTAACGAAAGCACTTCTTTGATTCGCTTTGGAGCCAAAGTCAAACAAGCTCTTTATTATATGTTTGCGCCTTCCGGTGTTTCTTTTTCACAATTCTATCTTAAAGGTAGTCCTGGTGATATCCAAGCATTTACTGCCGTTTTAGCATCTGAAAAAAGATATATGGATTCTTATTTGCAAAATGGATTAAATGATCCAAAAGTCTTAAATAATCGATATGCTTTGGACAGAGCAGTTCAAAAATTTGAACGAGAGACAGGTATTAAGTGGCCATTGAAATAAGGAAACTAACCAATGGCTGATGATATTACGAAAACCACAGAACAAATCAAACAACAAATAGAAAATGTTAAACTTCTTAAAGCCGCAATGGAAGATCTTGAAATTGCCGGATCTTCTGCTTTTGCAGAATTGTCTAAAGTTTTAAGGCCAGGTACGGAGTCGCGCGCGGCCTATGATGAAATAGCACAAAGCATACAAGAGGCTCTAGGAAGCCAATTTAAATATGCTACTGAATTAGAAAAAACCTTACTTCTTAATCAAGAGATTGCCAAGGCAGAAAACCTTCGCTTGCAAAAGTTAACAGAGCAAGAACAAATTCAAAAACAACTTAATTCCATTGAGCAGATTAGAAATGCTCGGAAGGAGGAAGAAGAAGAATTAAATAATAAAATTACAGAAGCTCAAAAAAAACTACTTGATGTTAATGAAAGTGTTGTAAACAAAGCTAAAGAAGAATTAGAAGAATTAGAAAAACAAAAAAAAGAGTTAGAAAAACAATGGGCCTTATCCAAGCACAAAGAAAAGGCTCAAGAACAACTACAACAAGATTTAGAAAAACAACTTATAACTCTTAAGGCCATCACAGGCTTTGATGGCGAGGATCTAGAGACACTTCGGGCTAAAATAGAAGCATTGCGCGCTGAAAACCAAGCCCGTTCCGAGGCAAATACATTATCAGAAGAAGCTCGCAAGCTTGAAGAGACAGCGGAAGCTATAACACAAAATCGCCTAGAATCAACTTTAGGAATAAAAGACACAACAGCTGATTTTGTTGATTTGCTGATCGACGCGCAAGGCGATGCTGAAAAGCTAGCTAACGTAGCTGCCGGTGTGGAGAAGGCTTTTAAAAAGGCATTTGATCCAAAAGTTCTTATAAAATCACTTAAGAACTTTATACAAGACCAATCAGCTGCTGCAACAAAAAACATATTTGGCCTAGATGGCCTTATTATGAGATATGCTGAATTGGGAAAAAGATTAACTCAAACTACCGGTGCCACAAAAGAGTTTGGCGTTGCTGCACAACAGTTAACTGATCGCCTTCGAGCGCAAGGATTTACTTTAGCTGAAACTGAACAGGCTATGGGTGGTTTATATATGTCTTCTGCTGCCTTTACTAGGCTAGCGGCTGCCGAGCAAAAAAATATGGGAGAATTTGCAGCTCAACTCACCAGTTTAGGAGTTGCTACAGATAATTTTGCTGTTTCTATGGATAAGTTGTTAAAAGTGTTTAAATTTACACCTGCACAAACTAGAAAAATTACAACAGAATTGTCTAATTTTGGAAGGACACTTGGTATTGGACCAAATAAAGCATTACAGCAATTTAATCAACAAATGCCATTATTAGCAAGATACGGAAGAGAACAAGGCATAGAAATATTTAAACAATTGGCGACAACAGCACATATGGCCGGCATTGAAATGAGCGATTTAGTTAACGTTGCTAAACAATTTGATACATTTGAAGGAGCAGCGGAAGCAGCAGCTAATTTAAATTTTGTTCTTGGGGGTCCTCTTTTAAATTCAATGGATTTGATTAATGCAAATGAAGTAGAAAGAATTCAAATACTTAAGGATGCGATGGCTCAAAGTGGTAAGTCATTCAACCAGCTTGGAAGATTTCAAAAAGACTTAATTGCACAGCAGCTTGGCGTCGGTGTTGATGTTGCCCAGGCGCTCTTTTCTGATGAGAACGTTAATACTATAGAAGAAGCCACTGCTAAAATAAAAGAACAGGCAGGGGAATTAGGTTCCTTGAAAAACCAGAGTAAAGATGTACGAACTGAAGCCCAAAAGCGAGCTGCAGCAGAAGAAAAATTATTAGACACTGCAAAAGAACTGATTCCACTTGCAAAGACGTTCAATGAATTGCTAACAAAGTTAAAGGGAGCGTTAGCTCTTCTTGGGCCTTTGTTTATAGGTTTAAATCTTACTATGAAGATTATGGCCGTTGCGCGCCTGGGCGTGCTATCTAAAGCTATGAGTGGATTGACGACTGCTATGACAGGCGGTGGTGGTGCCGCCGGCGGTGTCGCCGGCGCCCTCAATCAGACTACTAGAAATATGTCTGGCTTTGGTGAAAGCGCCGGTCGTACTGTTAATCAAGTTAATAATGTCGGTA